AATAGGTTAGTAAATTTAGTTTTCATTATTTTTCCCTTTCTTTTTTATTTAAACAATAAGCCATATAATCTATCTACATCATCAGGAGTGTGTCCATCATATTCTGGGGCTTTAGCAAGCTCTTTGACTTTAAATAACCTCCAATACTCCAATTGATAATGATAAGTGAACTGTCCTAGTGGAGTGTTGATCCCTACAATAAAATATCCATCAAACATTGTTCCGTCATGATGCAACAGAGACTTCCATGCTACTTCTTGATTTTGATTACAAATAACCGAAAACAAAATCATTCGATGCTTGTAAAGTTCATTATAGCTGTGGTAGCCGTCAGATAAATCACCCTTGTTGTCCAGTTTCAAAATTTCTTTTTGGATTTCTTCGAAAGTCATTCGTTCTCCTCCCACTTGTTAGACAAGACGGACAAAATTCGATGTCCGAATGTCTAAGTTTTTATAAGCTTCATTCAATTCTGTGCGTGACATTGTTTTAGAGCGTTCCAAGACTTCTTTATCAACAACGTAACAGCCTTCAAAAAAGATAATAAATTCATCTCGATAAATAGAAACATGTTCTGAAACATCGAATTGACGAATAACATCTTCTAAATCCTTTTCAAATTCAAAGGCAAGATAGTCTGTGATTTTGTCATTCACTTCTGAAGCATCAAGTCCTAAGCTTTTATCAACAATAATACAAAAGTGATTTCCAAAGAATAAGTCATCTGAGTACAACAAGCCCATATCCACATGCTGTTTCTTCAAGAAAGCAGTTATACGCTTATACACTTCAGGTAAAATAAGTTGCGTTTGTTGGTTGCGTACTTCGAAGAATTTTAAAGTTTTTTCATATTCTTCCTTATCCTCTTCAACTAACTCCCAAGGGGTATGAATAAGCTCAGGCAACGTATCAACAACAGACCAAAAGTCTTGTAGTTGCTCTTCTTGTTCTTCTACGAAGTAGGTAGTATTGTATAGAGGAGACCATTCGGCTTGCGAGGGCTTGAATTTATCCAACATACACTTACGTTCTCCGAAAATAAATGGAATACGACTAACGATTTTAGAGCCGTCTTTATCATTTACACAAATTGTCCTATTCCACACACCAAAGTAAAACTCAGGAAGCTCTTTCAATTCGAAGTGCATGATTTCATAGGGTGTTTTGTTCATAAAAAGGAAATACCCAGCAGGAAATTCAATTTTATGAGGGGTTAGACCATGACTTCGGAGTTTATCAAGAACTCCGTTCATTAGCTGTTTATTTTCCAGACCGATAACCTTATTTACAATAGATTGTTGTTTCTTCTTGATTCGTTTGTTCATTTTTTGTGTTCTCCTCTTCTTCTATCTTTTTGCCAAAGATGATTAGTTTTTGTAATTCTTTTTTATCTTTTACAGATAACTTTTTATATAGCTTATTCAGCGTTTTCTTCTTTTTTCGAGTCATATCAAGAATAACCCTTCCCTAGAATCTTATCCTGAATGACCTGGATTTTTTGAGCAGTTTTTGCTTCAAGTTCATCTTCATCAAGCCCATGCTCTTCTTCCCCATCCACATCAACAAAACCAATCAGCCGTAGATATTCAAACATAGAGGCTAACAAATCCTTTTCTTTTTCTGTCAATTTTTCAGATGGCTCTTCTGCAACTTCTTCCGATGAAGGTTGCCAAACAACATCTTCCTCATCGGAATTGAGTTCTTCTAATTCTTGATAAAAGGTAGGAAACCATTCTTTTTTATCAGCTTCTAACTTACTGCGAATAGCTTTAGTGGCTTCTTCATCAATAGGGTATCCTCCATCATCATCCATTTCCCCTTCATCATCAAAAACAACCAAGGGGTAATCCCCCTCAAAAATAACTTCTCCATTTTTGTAAACAACAATATATTCAACTGTTGTCAGTTGCATATTTCCATAAGAGTGACCGATAGTTGAAAGTGTATAAGAAGTTTCTTTAGAAAGTTCTTCTACTAAATCGTAAATATCAAAGTCAAGAGCTGGGATATAATTAACAATTACATACTCTCTATTTTTTGATAAGATAATGTTTTCGAAGCGATAAGGTTTTTCAGCAGCCAGCTTTTTTAAAAAACTAAAAATAAAAACATTATTCACATCTTCCTTTGTTGCGATTTTAATGGTTGCGAATGTAAGATTTGCCATATTTCCACCTTTTTCTTTTTTGTTTTATTTATGATAATATTGTATCACAAATAATTGGATTTGTCAATAACAAGTTGCTATATAACAAGAAAAAGAGAGTTTCCTCTCTTTTATTTTTATTCAAAGTAATCTAAGAAAATCCGCAACACTTCTGTCTCGCTTGTGACCAATTCACCTTTCATTTTTTTCATAGCTTTTTCAGCTCTTTTATAATAGATATTATAGAAATCTTCATTTTTGAGCAAATAGTCATAAGCGTCTTTTCCAAACAAATAGTTATAGACATCTTCAAGGCTTATAAAAACAGTATAACCAGATTTGTATTGGTTGCACACGATCCGTGATAGTTCATTTGGACGGAAATCAGCAATCAAAGCTAAACGAGTCATGGCTCTTAAAAGAGAATTTTGGAAATCTTGTTGGCTTTGTTTATAGTTATAAACATCCTTATAAGGTTCACATAGTCTATATTTTGCAATGCTGAACAAATGCTCAATCAATTCCAAACGTTTTTCGTTTTCACCTTTAGTCAACGGTCTTGGAAGTGTTGGGCGAAGCTGTTTGAAAGAGATGAAGTTTCTAAAAACTAAACCAACTAAAGCTACTTCAACTAAAAGAATAGGCAACCAAATTCCGAGATATACTGAAGAACCAATGGTAGCTACCTGAACAACTGAAGCACCTATCCCAAACCACATCATCTGAGAAAAATGCCCAATACGGAAGCGTTGATAAATGTAATGACGGTGTTTTAAGCAAACCATCACTAAATAATAGCAAAGAATCAATAAGGCAACTGAAGCGACAAGCCCAACAACTTTTTCTGGATGACTGTTTGCCCATTCTACTAAAGCTTGAAGGGCGTTCATGCAAGCAAGGTAAATAGCGTTTGCGCACTCTCCTACAAAACGAATGACTCTGCTAAGAATAGGAGAAAGAGAGTTTCTGATTGAGATCAAGAAGAATACTCCAAGTCCCAAAGCTACAAACTTTGTAACAGTTTTTGCCTCACGGAAGAATTTTTCTATTTCTTCTCTTAGAGGTGGGCGTTGGTACTCCTCTTCTAAATTTTCTTTTTTATTTGTTATATCTGGTTTCATATTTTTTCCTCATTTTATTTTTTTATTTATGTAGGTATTACAACTATTTATAAATCAGGATTACCAATAGTTAGAGTTAGATTTCTGATTTAATTGTTTACGATATTTGTATAGAACCCACAAAACACTTTTTTCAAAACGGTCTAAGTAATCTTCCCTCCCCCTGTATCTCTCTTCAACATAATAATAAATTCCACCCCAATTTATATAGGGGTTATCCATATTTTCTTCAATGAGTTTTTCAAATTCATCCTCAGTAACCGTTTCGACATCAAAACCTCCATCACCATTACCATCATATTTTTCATCATAATTTGCAATGTATTGTATTAGAATATACATGTCGTGGTAATAGACGTACAAGCGTTTCCAATCAATATCTTTCGATTTTTGTAGTACGGTTGACAGTTTTCTGTAACCATCTTGTTCAAGACAATCCCATCTATCTTTACCGACATGATAGAAATCGAAACGCTTAGCATCTTCTATAAAATCAGGGTAAGTTCTTGCCATAAAAGTCTCCTTATTCAAATTTATCCAAAAAGTCACTCAAGTAATCGTGAGAGGGAGCAAAGTGTAAATAAACGTGTTCCAATTCTGCCTGCGTAAAAATAGAAAGGGGAGATGGAATTAAGAATTTAATTGTGTTTTCAATCCATTCCTTGTTATTCCCACGAAGTTCTGCGCGTGAACGGAAAACTCGTTCAGATGCTACTATCGGCAGCGGTTTGACGTAGTGGACATCATACCCCATAGCAATAATCCCTTTTACAATCTCAGGGTTTTGAGCTGTAAAGACATACTTGTATTTGCCACTTTTTACAGCTTCGTCAATAGCTTTCAAATAGTCCTCAAGACCATTTTCTTTGCGCGTGCGGTTAGGAATACCTTTGAACTCTTCAGAACTCAAGTGTTCATAACCAGTTCTGTCAAATAGAAAATCTGAACTTTCTAAATCCAAAGCAGTGTTTGGATGCTGATTAGCGTAATAGGTTTTTCCCATGCAGGGGAAGGCTAAAATGATTTTAGTCATCTTGCTCCCCCTCTTCTTTACAAACAAATTCCAGTGTTTGCAGCAAAAACTCATGAGGGTATCCGCCCTGGCTCACTTGTTTAGCAATAATGCCATGGATCACTCTACCTTGTTCAAAACCTTCAATCACAAATTCTTTTGCATCAAGAACTTTATCAATTCGTCCCAACTCTTTTTCGATTACACTTCCTCGTGATTGAAAAAGGTCATTCTCGTAAACTTCTTTTCCACAAACAATAGTAATTGACAAAGATTGTATTTCGCTATCATTGTAAGAGTCATCTTCAATAACTCTTCGTAAGCGCCAAATGAGTGTAGGTTTTTCTTCTGTTTTTTGAATTAACTTATTGCGAAGATAAACATAAAGCTCATCTAAATTTTGAAATTCCATTTCTATTTCCTCTTTCTTTTGCGTTGTGAAAATTCTTTTTTAACAATAGCAAGCAAATTATGGTCGTATTCGTAAATCCAATGGACTGCATCTTTATCTTTATCATCCAATGAAAATAAAACTTGTTTCGCCTTCATTGAAATATTGTAGCTATCAACTAATGAAAAGTTACCTTTAATCGAAGTTACATAATTCATCAATAAAGGATTGAAGTGTTCTTCACTATCAAAATAAGCAATTCGAAAAGTACCAACAGCTCCTCTAAAGTTTTCTAGCGGAAGCTTGATGTCAGAAGCTTCAACAAAAATTCCATTTACAGAAGTAAACTTCTGAAGTTCACCTAGCGACAACATTTCTCGAACAGTGTACCAAAAATTAGGTTTCAAATGATGACGAAAAACTCTTCTTTCCTCACGACAAGCATAATAACTCCCAATAATGTAGTTACCAAAATCATCAAAATGAGTAACAGCTAATTTATAAAGAAAAATCTGTTTGCTCCACTCACAATAATCAGAGAGATTGTAGCCGTTTTTCGGATGATAAGCCTCTTTTAATAGGTTTAAAACCTGAATCATAGTTTTAGTATTTAGCAGGATTTCACGAGGAGAAAGCTCTTTCAACAAAGATAAATCCCCTTTATCTTCATTAGGAATTGTTTCATCTTCAAGCAAAGCGTCAATTTTCTCAGCAAATATTGTTCGTTTAACTCCACGGTAATCAATTCGGTACTCCCAATTTTCATCAGGGATAGAGATACAATCACCGTTTTCTAATTCTTTTGAGTATTCATCAATAGAAATGCTTCGCCAATCAGCTTCAGCCAACATTTCAGCAACCATCTCCATATACTGAGTATCAGGTTCTTTTCCGTATTCGTCATAAGGCGGAATATAAATAGTTACCTTTACATTATTCTTCCCTTTTGTAGTTTTTGTTTCACGGATGTTAAACACAAAAACAAATGGAACATACCTTGGACTAACAGTGTTACGAGTCACTTCTTTCATTTTTAACTTTTATCCTTTTCGTTTTCATTTATAATAATATTTTATCACAAATAAACGCTAATGTCAAGTGTAATAATTATTTTTTAGCTTTATATAGAAATTTATAATTTTTTTACAAAAAAGGTTGACTTTCATTTTTATTTGTGATATACTTTTATCATAAAATATTATCTAATGATGAGAGAAAGGAACGTATTAACGTATGGAACAATTGAATCCAACTCAAAACATTGCAATTGACTTAATTATTCTTGGTTTTGATAAAGAAAAGGAAGTCGTTAAACTATATGCCCCAAAACGAGAACTTGATTTCTTAAAAGGACAAAGAGCTTTGCCAGGAGTGTTGCTTAAACACGGAGAAAGCATCTCTGATGCGGTAGAGAGAACTATTACTACTAAAACTCCGCTTGATTTAACTACGTTAAAATCATATACCTTGCAAGAACTCCCTGCCCAGACCAACCCTGACCGAGACCCACGAGGTCATGTGGTGTCTATTCCTATTTTAGTCATTACAAAACTATCAACTGAAGATGTTAATAATGATCAATGGTTAGATTTCAACCAAGGATTGGAGCTTGCTTTTGACCACAGCCGAATGGTAGATTTATCTTATGAATTGTTAGCTAAGAACATCAAAGAAACACCACTACCACTATTGATGTTAGAAGGCTTGTTCCCACTAGAAGATGCGCGAAACATCATTTCTCATTTTGATGGTAGTTTTAAAGAAATGTACTTGTCAAACTTTAAAAAAGTTTACCCAACAGAAAAATTCTTGGAAGAAACAAATGAAACTCCAAAAGTAAAACAAAAAGGGCGACAAGTAAAACTTTATAAAGTAAACGAAAAATCTATTAAAAACATTTTTTAAAAAAGAAGGTGATTTATATGTTGTATCTTAATGATAATGAGGTGAAGTTTATTATTTTACCTAACCAAGAAAAAAGGTTAGACCTTCCTTTAGAATTTATCAATAATTTGCATGAGAATATCGTGCTGTGGACTTACGAGACTGACGCTTCTATTTTTGAATTACTCCTATTTGATGAAGTAATGGCAAAATTGGAACATCGTTACAAGTTAGTCATTGGTTATATGCCTTATTCTCGAATGGATCGCGTTCATGAGGCAAACACTGCTTTTTCTCTAAAAGTCATTGTTCAGTTATTGTCAGAACAAACATCTGCTTTAGAAGAAGTTTTTGTCTTAGACCCACACTCTCCAGAAACTCTCAATAAATTCAAAGAGTTTGGAATGAAAGTTCAAGAAATTGATTATTCTTTAGCTGACGAAGTAATGGAATTTGCAAATGTCAATTTGGATAAAACTTGGATTGTTTTCCCAGACAAGGGAGCTGCAAACAGGTACGATTACTACAAATATCCAAATGTTATCATTTGTGAAAAAACTAGAAACTTTGCGACAGGAGCTATCGAAAGTGTAAAAGTAGAAACAAGTTCAAACACTTTTATCACAAAAGAGATAAAACCGAATTTGATTGTTATTGATGATTTGTGTTCTTACGGTGGAACTTTTATTAAAGTTCTAGAAGCTATCGAAAAACATCCTGACATCAATTTTGACGAAGCTTGGCTAATCGTTACACATGCTGAAAAAGCAATGGAGGAAGGGAAAATTTTAGAAAAATATGACAAAGTTTTCTGTACTGATTCCATTTCCGTTCCTGCTGAATCAAAGGATATGACAGTGGAAAAATTCACGGAAAATGCTACCGTTTACTTCAAAAAAGTAAAAGATATTGAAAAAAACAGTAAATAATATCCCAAAATAGCAAATGTTTTCGAACGTTTGTTATTTTTTTGAAAAAAATAATTTTTTCTATTGCTTTTCTATTTTATTTATGATATACTTTTATCATAAAAGATAATCATAAAAAAGGAGCATATCTTATGAAAAAATATTTAAAACAATTCGCAAAATCAAAAATCTTTGATTTCCTTGGCGTTATGCTTGTTGTTGGCATTGCTATTGCATCAGGTTATCTAAACTCACGATTAGATAAATTTGTAGATTGGGGTCCGTGGACGGCTCTCGTACCATTTGGTCTTATTTCAGTCACAAACGTTGGGATTTCAATGTTGTCCACTCGTTTCACAGGTAAATTGAGCAAATGGGGAAACTATCTCGGTATTCTAAACACCGTATTATCAGGTGCTATTGATTATATCCTTGGAAACAAAGCTGCAATCATTACTTATCCAGTAACATTCTTGATTTACACATTTGCAATCAAAAAATGGCAAGAATCTCAAGAAGGTAAACCTAATACTAGAAGCAAAACTCAAACTAAGCTAATCGCTACTATTGCTACAATCACAGCTTTTACATTTGCTTACATCACAAATTACATTGGTTACGGTGGAAACATGAACCCACTAGCTTATGTAACTACAATTGCATTTGCGCTATCTCTTATCGCTAATGTTTTCAATGCCTTAAAACTAACAACCCAATGGGGATTCTGGTTAGTTTATAACATTGTTCAACTCATCAAAGCAGGTATCCAAGGAAACTTCGCTAATGTTGGTAAATATATCTTCTATATCATCAACTCAATTGGCGCATTATTCGTATGGAATGACGAAGAAAGGAACTAAAAATTTATGTCAACTACAACTCCAATCTATCTTGCAACCGACTTTTATAAATTGTCACACCGTGAACAATATCCTGAAGGAACAACTGTTGTATATTCAACTTTGACACCTCGTTCAAATAAATACGCTCCGTGGGCGAATGAAATTGTCGTATTCGGACTCCAATATTTCATCAAAGAATATCTTATTGAACGTTTCAATAAAGAATTTTTCCAAGTTTCTCTTGAAGAAGTCGTGACAACTTATGAAAATTTTGTAAAACACACGCTTGGTAAAGAAGAAGTTTATACAGAACATCTTGTTCAACTTCATAACTTAGGCTACCTACCAATCAAAATTGAAGCTCTTCCTGAAGGGACGCTTGCTCCAATGCGATGCCCAATCATGACTATTCAAAATACTGAACCTGAGTTCTTCTGGTTGACTAATTTCCTTGAAACTATTCTATCAACAACAATCTGGCAACCAATTACATCAGCTACACTTGCTTATCAATACCGTAAGGTTCTTGATAATTATGCGGTTAAAACAACTGGTTCAACAGCAGGCATTGAGTTCCAAGGACATGATTTCTCACTTCGTGGAATGTCTTCTGAACAATCAGGTATGGCTTCAGGCATGGGGCATTTGACCTCATTCCAAGGAACTGACACTATCCCTGCTATCTTTGGCGTTCACAAATACTATGGCGCACCACTTGATTTTACAACAGGTGCTTCTATTTCAGCCACAGAACACAGCGTTATGTGTTCATACGGACAAGCCGATGAACTTGAACTTTTTAAACATCTTCTTGTAGATGTTTATCCAACAGGTTTGTTCTCAGTTGTGTCTGACACATGGGATTTCTGGAAAGTTGTTACAGAATACTTGCCAACTCTTAAAGATATTATTATGTCTCGTGATGGTAAGTTGGTTGTTCGTCCTGACAGTGGAGACCCAGTTGATATTGTAGCTGGTACAAAAGTAAATGGCACTACTCCTGACGAAAAGGGTCTTATTGAATGTTTATGGGACACATTTGGTGGTACAATCAACAAACAAGGGTATAAGGTCTTAGACTCACACGTCGGAGCTATCTACGGTGACTCTATCAACCTGGAACGTGCAATCGAAATCTGTAAACGTCTCGAAGAAAAAGGTTTTGCGACAACAAATATTGTATTCGGTATTGGCTCATTCTCTTACCAATACCATACTCGTGATACATTTGGATTCGCTGTAAAAGCAACTGCTGCAACAGTAAACGGTGAAGAACGTATGCTTTTCAAAGACCCTAAAACAGATGACGGCACAAAACGCTCACAACGCGGACGCATTACCGTTGCTCACAAAAAAGATGTTTTAGCTAAGAATCCTGATTTTGATTTTTCAACATTAACAGGAGACCAATCAAACAATAACCTTTTGTGGAAGGATGGTCTTTATGAAGCTGAAGCTTATTATTCAGATTGGAACGCTCTACAAACAGTTTTCCTAAACGGACAATTGTTAGTCGATGAAAACCTTGCTACAATTCGTGAGCGTTTAGCAAATAATATTTACTAAATAAAGGAGGAAAAAATGGCTTGGAGATTACACGATTTTATCCATTTAGATTTAACAAATACTAAACTATCTGATTTGAAATTTTGCGAAAATTCATTAAAAATGTTAGACAATATTCTAGACTATGATAACAATGAACGTCTTATCACATTCAGTCCTCAAACACAAGTTATTATGAACATCTTTGACGAAATTGTTCGTGTGGATAACAAATATGTAACAACATTCAAACAAGTCAAAGAATTTGTAGAATTATGCTTTAAAGAACATTATGAAAAAGCCACTGAATATTTCGACATTGATGAAATGATTGCATCAGTTTATGAAATTAAAGTTCCAGATGACACAATTATTGTCATTGAGTTTGAAGATTAAAATAATAAATAAAAAAGTTTACAGCTATGGTATATATACCATAGCTGTACTTTTGCAAAACAACTTAAAATATGATACACTAAAAACGAAATCAGCAATAGACAATCTTACGAGACCTATTTGCGAAAAGCACCTTTAAGCAATTGCGAGGTGTTTTTTATTTTTTGTAAAAAATATCATTTTTCTATTGACAAATGTTATGATTTGTGATATTATATAAACATAGCGTTGGCAGTAACAAATAGAGCATAACCCTACATACAGCAACTTTTTTTCTTAATCATTTTTTGCTGAATAAAAGAACCGTAGGGTGGCTGGCTAACGTTATTCGATCTATCGGCATCTTCTCATAACTCTACATGCAGCAACTCTTTCACTTAATAGGAATACTGGCTGTCAAAACCAAAAAGTAGGGTGGAGGAAAATGTCGATTTTAATTTTGTAAACAAATATAAAAAGAAAGACGGTGTAGAAATGACAGCATCTACTGGTAATTCTGTTCTTGATGGAATCATCAAAGACTCCAGCAAGACTTTGACGGAAAATGGGGATGTGGCTTACACAACAACCCAAAACAATAACTTAGATTTCTTTTTTGGCGCTTCGCTTTTCAGAGGTAACGATGAAAAAGCTGTTCAAGCGTTTATTAAAGCTTATACACAAAACAAGAACTTGGCTGTTAAGAACCTCTTCTATCTTCGTGATATTAAAGGTGGGCAAGGGCTTCGTTCTCCATTCAGAGCTTGTTTAGCATGGCTTGCAAAAGAAAATCCAGAACTTGTAATCAATCTTCTTCCAAAATTTGTGGAATACGGACGTTGGGATGACATTTTGTTCCTTGGATTAAAAACGGAAGGTTTTGATGAAACTCTTATTTTGAAAGTTGAAGACTTTGTAAGAGAACAATTTATCAAAGATTCACTTACTCTTTTGGAAAACAAAATTGCTGAAGAACAAGGTGAAAAAGTTAAACCAATTTCTCTTCTTGCAAAATGGATGCCTAAAATCAATAGTAAGTCCCCAGAAGTTCGTAAGCTGGCTTATCGCTGGGCTAACATTCTAGCAGGCGGAGATAAAAAGCTTTACAGAAATGCTATCCGAGACCTTCGTGAATCTCTGAAGCTAGTTGAAACAGCTCTTGTAAAGAAAAAATACGACTCAATCACTTACGAGCATGTTCCTGGTCGTGCTATGAAGAAATATTCAAAAGCATTTGAACGTAATGATGAAAAGCGTTACAAATCTTACATTGAATCTCTTCAATCAGGTAAGAATGAAGCTGGATTGGAAAAATTGAAACAACGTTCTAAGAATCTTTTCCCTTATGAAATTCTCATTCAATCTAAAAATGGGCAAAGGAAAATGTCTGAATTGTTGTGGACTGCGATGCAGGAACAAAATCCGAATCTAGGACAAAACAGCATTGTTGTTTACGACAGCTCTGGTTCAATGGGAGCTACTGTTCCTCAAACAAATAATGTAAGGGTTATTGATGTAGCTCAATCTCTTGCAATTGCATTGGCAGAAAAAGCAACAGGTCCTTTCAATGATAAGGTGATTACCTTCTCAAGAAACCCAAGGTTTATTGATTTAGCTGGTGCTACTTCTTTACACCACAAAATCCAACGCTTGCGAGGCTTTAGCATTGCTGAAAACACAGACATTTCTAAATTGTATGACTTAATCTTTGAAGCTTCACTTGCTGCAACAAGTCCAGAAGATTACTTGAAGCAAGTCATTATCGTAACAGACTGTCAATTTGACGCTGTTGCTTCTTATCAAGGAGTTACATACGATAAGTCAACTTATGATGTTGTGAAACAGAAGTTTGTGGATGCAGGGATTCCAATGCCTCAAATGGTTTACTGGAACTTAAATGCTCGCACATTTACCATTCCTTCAGTGGATATTGAAAACGTTGCGTTGATTTCAGGTTTCTCAACATCGTGACCAGCCTTACAAAAGGTCTAACAGGAGAAGATATTATGTTGGATGCTTTAAGCAAATACAGCTTCGTGGATGATGAAGTAATGTAAAAACCAAAAAAGAAACCTTATATTTGTAACGCAGATTTTGTTACGATATAAGGTTTTTATATTAGTTGAAAGGAAGTGATAAATATGGATACAATGATACTACAAGGTAGTACAAACAAAGCTAAAATTTTCACTCACAACATTGAAGAAAATGCTATTGGTCAAATCATAGGGATGCTAAATGAGCCAATTACAAAAAACACAACAGTTGCAATCATGCCTGATGTCCACTATGGAAAAGGCTCGACTGTTGGAACTACCATTAAGCTCCCTGATAATAGAAAAGATTGGAAAGTCTGCCCTAATGTCGTAGGAATTGATATTGGCTGCTCTATGAGAGCTATTCGCTTAGATATTACAGACGTTGACTTAGAAAAGTTAGATGAAGTTGTCACTAAAGAAATTATAACTGGGAGAAAGCATCTTTCAAAACCACTATGTAACGTAAAAGAAATCAAAGCATTGTTATCAAACTTGTCTTTCAAATTGACAAATGAACAGATTTCTCAAGCGATTCATTCTTGTGGGACTTTAGGTGGAGGAAACCACTACGTTGAATTAGGGAAGTCTCAAGATCAGCAATATTGGCTAACAGTTCACTCAGGGTCAAGAACATTGGGTATAGCTGTTGCTACTCATCATAGCAATGTAGCCCTTACTCAAAATAGCGATGTAAAAAACAAAAAATTCTCTTATTTAGAAGGGGATTTGCTACAAGATTATTTGAATGATTTAGATATTGCCCAGAAGTTTTCAACAATTTCTCGTAAGATCATGCTCTATAAGATTGCAGAAAAAATGAATTGGAAAATCATTGATGAATTTGAATCCATGCACAATTACATTGATCTTGAGCAAGGTATTATACGAAAAGGCGCTACTTCAGCTCAATCTGGAGAGCGCTTGATTATCCCTCTTAATATGCGTGACGGTTCGATTTTTGCCACAGGAAAAGGGAATCCTGAATGGAACTTCTCAGCCCCTCATGGTGCAGGTAGGAAGTTGTCTAGGGGTGTTGCAAAGAACTTTATATCTCTTGATGAATATAGAGAAACTATGAAAGGAATATACAGCACTTCTATCACCCAATCCACTTTAGACGAATCTCCTTTTGCCTATAAAGAGTCACAAGAAATTATTGATGTAATTGCTGACACGGTAACTATCGACATGATTGTAAAACCAATCTACAATTTTAAAGCTCACTAGTAAAAAGAAAGGAACGCCAAATGTCATACGATATAGACTTACTTGACCCTATCACAAAAGAGATTATTGAAATCAATGATGCTCATTTTCTACGAGGTGGAACTTATAAAATAGGCGGTTCTAAAGAACTATCTCTAAATATAACCTACAATTACTCAGAAATTTTGCACCATGTAATTCAACAAAAACAAACTCCATCTGAATACAAGACAGGAATCCGTTCACTTTATGGAATGATTGCTCTTGAAGCTATCCCAATTTTAGAGGTTGCTATTTCACACCTCAAAGATGATGTAGATGAAGACTACTGGAAGGCTACTGAAGGAAATGTAAAACGTGCGTTGAATAACCTACTTACCATGTGCAAAATGCGTCCAGATGCGATTATTGATGGGGACTAAAAATGGAACAAATTTTACAATTTATAGGGCAAAACAAATATGTTTTAACAATTGGCTTTATTGCGTTTATCATTCAATTTGAAGGATTGGTATATCTGATGTCACATAAACAATCTGATTTTTCTTATTCAGGTCATGAATTTGAATGGTTTGATGGAGATGCTAAGAAAACAATTTTAGCTATCTTAGCTTTTATTTTTGGTATAGCCACATTTGGAATTTGTATTTTCCACATGTATATTCAAATTCAACAATAGAAAGGATTTAATATGGAATCTTTAATCCCACACTTAATCAAAAATCCCACATGGATGAGCCTGTCCATGATCTTCACAATTTTATTTCTATTCATCTTTGTAATCTTATCGTTGTCGTTTGCTGCTCAAGCGGATGAGGAAAAGGAAAAAGGTAATCCTGATAAATCAAAAAGAAGTCTCATTGAATGTATAATTTATTGTTTAGGAACGCTCTTTTTTATGATACTACCAATTGTGCTTCTTTTCCAAAAAGCATCTGCACCTAGCAATATTATAAAAAACAAAGAATATGCCCTAACAAAAAATGGCAAAATTCTTATGATAGAATCAAAAAATCAATTTTTACCGACAACTGAATTAGAAATTATCCATGAAGATGACGCACGGATTCAGGTCAAATCCGATGATAATTTATATACCATTGATAAACAATCTGAAGAAATAAAAGAAAAATAAAAAGACTGTTTTATAAGCAGTCTTTTTTTCTACCAATCATAATTTTCGAGAACTTTATGCTCAGGGTATTTCTTGTTGTAATCAGATAATTTCTTTTTGAAATCAGGAACGCTGTTTATTACTTGAACTAGGAAAAAGCTATTCAATAAGTAATCGCCTCCCTTCTCATCAAAAATTTGAGCAAATTTTTCTTCATTAGCAAGCCTTTGAGGCAAGCTATTCGCAAAAGCTTTGATCGGAGCGTATCTCTGAGTTTTCTTAGAATATTCCATGATTCCTACTGAGCTTTTATTACTTAGACGATAAGTCATTTTAGCTTCATAAAGGACTCCACGATTAGTGGCAGAGTATGCTCCTACAATGCGGATATTTGTAAGTCCATACTTACCTGCACGCGCACGAACCTTGTTACTTACTTTTCCTCTATACAAAGACGATTTACCTACGAAGTAAATAATATCTCCGAATAAGATAGTGTTCAGACGATGGTCCTCACCTTTTTGAATATCATCCAAATCTAACCAGATATGAGAATCAATATTTCTTTCCGTAGGGAAGTCTATGGTTTTAATTTTTTTTGCAAAAGGGTCTCCAATGACCTCTCCTACAATTCCTGGTCGAGCAACTAGCAATTTATATCGCTGCCCAAAACGCTTCACCATGACAGCCACTCCAGAACATAGAAGAAACTTATCACTGTATTCTTGAAGGAACAATCTCGCTTTAGGAGGCGTTCGTCCAAATTCACTGGAAATAACTCCCTCAAGACCTCTATAAATGTTGGTCAAGTGAGTTGCGACAGTGTGCATTTTATCTCCCTCTTGCTTTAGAAAGTGGTTGATATAATTAGACATGTCTTGTTTTACAGTCTCAGGTGTCCATTCAACAGCAGTTGGATTTAACGGTGCGTTCTTCTTCTTTAGCGCGTGAATTTTTTGCTTTTTTGATTTTGCCACTTATACTTCTCTCCTTTCTAATGTCTTTTTTGTTTTTTTGAGATTTTATAGACCTAGCATAAGCTTTTCAACTTCTTCCAAAGTCTCCTTAGATACTTGGATAGCAGCGAGTCCTTTTCGATAGCCTGACTCTCGTTTAAATCCGATCAGTCCTTCAGGGGTTGTGAATTGGATACGGTGGATAGGCAGGTTCACTTCTCCTCCATGTATGCTTTCTACTTTGAGATATTTTTTTGGTTTATTCATAATCTTCTTCTTTCTATTTATGAATGAATAAGTTCTAGTAATTGTAATCAAAAGCTAAATACTTATGATTTTGTAAAGGAATATAAATTGTTCCTTGATAATAATCTTCGTATCCTGACTGTTTGACAAAATAAAGAATTTTCCCAGAAAAATCATCAACAGCTTCAAAACCGTCAGGAAGATGCTTTTCAATTCGATAAGCTCGTTGATTATCTAAATCTCCAGATGAATATTCCAGCATAGAATCTTTCATCAATAGACGAGTAAATATAAATAAACTTTTACAGTCAGATAAGATAGAATTTGCAGTTTTACCTGTCAATGTATAGACAAGCTCTACATTCTTCGTTTCCTTATTGTAAGAGTAAGTAAATATTCCTCCCTCATAGTCTTGTCTGAAGTGCAGGGATGAATACCTACGGACTAAATTTTTGATATTTTTAGGCAATGAAGCGTACACGCGCTTCTTATTTTGTCGTTTATTCATTTTAGATTACCTATGTTTATGGGATCATTGTTAAAAAGCTTTTAGGTAGTTTAGCTGAAAGTTTTTCGATGGTTTCATCATCGCAGTAAACAATTCCTTTGCTGTAAATTTTAGACATAAGACTTCTGCTTTCTGCATTGTTAAGCAACACCCATTCTGCACTAGGTCGAATGAAGATATAAATAGAGCCTTCAGAAATCACATAGACTTTATATTTATTTTGTTTTGAATGACCTACTTGAAATAACTTCTTTTCTTTAGAAAGAACTTGATTAACAATACTTGTCTTTTCGTCTTCATTTAACCACTCTTGTACTGAAGAGATTTTGTCCAGTGGATAGCCATATAAATCATAACGTCCATTGCGAATAAAGGAAGCATCAGAAAGGCTTAATTTTGTATGGTTACTGATGATTTTATCATGGTAAAATTGTTCTTTTAAGCTAAGAATATGATTGATCTTGTCCATGTCTAGAATTTCTACAAGGTTATCCTTAGAAACATCTTCTAAAGGAAGTTCTTTTAAAAGGGACTGAAGTTCTTTATCTCCATCAATCCATTCTTGAATAGATGCTGCATTTCTAAGCTTAAACTTCCCAAAATAGTGTTCACCTTTTCGATAAAGGGAAACTGTGGCGCGTGTGATGATTGTGTTTTTTTCAATCATATTGCCAGGGATTTTAGGGTTCATTAAAACTGTTTTTACTTCTTGTAAGTTGATTTTCATAAGTATATTCCTTTCTTATTTTTACTTCTAATCGTTGTCATTAGTTAATGGAACTGTGATAATCTTATTGCGGCTGACAGAATCATAAATGATGGCATCTTGGTAGCCCTCCCACATGGTGACTAAGTTTAGACGAAATACAGGATATGTTTTGGTAAGTTGTTCAAAAGCGTCAATGAATAATTGTTTATATTCTTCGTAATCCTCTGTATCAATCGTTCCGTTGATAGTCAATGTTGCGCTATTGTGAACGAGGATTTGTTCCCCATTTTCAAAATTATCCAGACTAGTACCTGGTCCATGAGCATGATTTTGGAAGCAACGAATGTCCAAGCCCAATGGATGAAAACCCTCAAATGAAATTTCATCAAAGATTTCTGGGTTTTGTTTTGTCAATCCTTGAAGAATGTTTTTAAACACTGTAATAACATTTTTACATTCTGTATTGATTCTGTGGTTTGCCTCCTTAGTTGTTTTGGAATCTCTGATTGCTTTTGAATCCCTGATGTAAATCATAGCAGTTCCGTTAATATCAAACCATTCAGTCATTTTATTCTCCTTTGTTATTCATATTTTTAATTTTTTCAAGATGCTCATCTGACACATGCTGACCGTAACCATTCACTTGCAAGAATAGTTCGATTTTTTGTTGCATAGGCATATTTGTCAATCCTACTTTGTGGTCATAATATTTGATTTCTTTATAAACCATTGGGACATAGTTGAAGATACTAATATCTGAACTATTCAAATCTTTGTAGTAGAGACCTTCTACCTCAAAATTCCCACGGACATATTCAAGAATAGCTGTAAGACGCTGTTTACCATCTAAGATTTCCATTCTTGCTTTACGTTTAGTTGGGTTGTAGATGAAAATCGGTTGAATTTCAGCTTTCCCTATCATCAAAGCTTTGATAAACGCTTGTTTTTGTTCTGTTGTCCATACCAATTCTCTTTGATATTCAGGGTCAAAATCATATTCCCCCTCAGCGTACATGTCCAAAAAGCTACCCAAGCTAGATGTAATGGTTATTACAGTCAAATCATCAAACAAAGTCTTGTTCTTCAAATTGAGAAAGAATGATTTTCCTTCATCTCGTTTGCAATGATGGATTCGCTGGATCATTTTTAATTTATCAACAACTTTTCTATCCCCTTCAAAAATAACAAAAACATCTTCTCCGTTCTCTACAAATTCAGAGATAATTTTTTCTTCTTTTTCGCCATCGACAAAAACTTTATTACCAATTGAAAATTCTCCAGCCTCTTTGATAAAGCCTAATGATGTAAAGAATGATTCAAAAATATAATCATTGAACTCCAGCATTTTTTCCTGAGTTTTAGGAGAAGTTTTCTTATCACCTGTAATCTTCGCTTTTACTTGATTGTAATATCGTGGGCGAAGTTCAGGATACAGCTCCAATACACGTTGAAATTGCTTATTTTCTGTCTTGTTTAGTCCTTTTGCATATTCCTCAAACATTTTATTTTCCTCTTTTACTTTTTTGTAATAATAGTATATCATAAATAAATTAGAATGTCAAGTCAGATATATAAAATGATTTAATTTGCAATAAAAAAGCCTTGCAAACACAAGACTTTTATTTTTTACAAATCTGACATATCTTTGATAATGCCGCAAGCATTATACTTTTTGAGAGGGTATTTCTTTACAGGAACACCTTTCTCCTTAGCAAGCTGAATGATTGGGGCGATAAATTCTGGTTTTGCATCTTCTCGAATCAATACTACTTCAGGAACTCGACGCAACAAAACTCGAATAGTTTCACCTAGCCCTGGTTTGACTTTGTTAATGTCATCAATACCAAACTCAGAGGCAATAGCTTTAACTTCGTCAATTCCTTTAAACTCTTCGTTCATGGTGTTAGAGAGTGGTTCTTCTGTAACCGATAGAGATGGGAAATAAGATTCGATTTCATCCAAAAAGTCATTAGATAAGTCATGAGCCTCATTCTCTTTGTAATAAACAGCTCCATGAAACTCCTCATCACTCATTGTAGGCAAGTGAACAGTACGACTAATTAAACCACTGACAGTTGAGTTCAAGCAAGCTGACGGAATCAAAAAGTCGTTCCTTGTTCCATACAACTCAGTTTCTGATGCAGGGTCAGATAGAACAGCTAATTCAGGAGATAAACCTTCCACGCCTAATTCATGAACAGCCTCTGCAAGCACACGGTTGATTGCTCCTTTTCCTACCCAACCATCCACAAATACAATAGAACTTGCTGGATGATTTTCCAAGATATAGTTAATGGCAGCCTTATCAAAACCTTTACCACGAATGATAGAGATAGTATAGTGAGGAATATCGTGCTTACGATTTTCATCAGCATACTTATCGAAATACCGTTTTAACAAAATGCCAACAGGAGTCCCTGCACGCGCTAACGATACAAGAACGATATTGTCTAGCGATTTTTCTTTTAAGATTTTAGATGCAAGATTAACAACTGCTTGAGCAGTCTCTTTCCCTTGAGATGCTAAAGTTTCTTTATAAAGTTTTAAATACTCATCGCTAGGAGCATACTCTACTGGAAGCATCTCTGAGTAATGAACTCCTGATTGATTTAATTTTTCTCGTTCTTTAGTATCTAGTACAGGGACTTTTCCTTGGACATCTTGTAGTAGAATGGTCACTTCTTGTTCAGAATATGACGATTGAACTAACTTGTTATTTTCCATCTTTTAATAATCCTTTCTGTTTTACAACAATAACTTCTCCGTAAGGAGCTAAATATTCATACATCATCTTTTCAAAAACTTCATTTTCTTCTTCAAGAAACAAAACAAATTGATGATATTTTTTCAAATCTTCAAATTCCATGTTGTAAAGATAAGTAGTCCGTCCTCCTTCGTAAGCGCTGTTTAAAACAGTGCGACAAGAAATGGGATAACCATCGTCCGAACTTGATTCAATAGGGCTTCGAGTTGTTGCTTTTACATCAGCGTTAAACATACTTGCAAAACTCATAGGCAAAAACATATTTTCTTCAGTTCCGATAACTAAAGTTTTACGTCTAGGTTTTTTGAGTAGTTTTTTTGAAATTTCATCATCAAGGTTGGCAAACGATGCGTATTTTTCAAAATCGCTCATGGTCATTGGGAGGCGAGGAGTGTTTGTCGTAGATAATTGCAACTCATAATGAGCTTCCCTAATGAATCTATTAAACGTATAACCCCCTGAAATAGAAAATTGAGGTAATTCTTCCTTAATTTTTCCACGAACTAAGTAGGCTGTCTCAACGCCTTTTTCTGCGAATTTTTGTTCATCTGCGTCGTTTTGCCAATTGAGGATAGATGCTACTGCATATTGTTTTCCTGATTGGTATTTTTCAAACTGAGCGATGAAGTTTAAGATGGTGTTCCCAGTTGTAATTTCATCTTCTACAAAAAGAACAACATCATAATCCAAGTTCGGATCAAAATAAAGCTTTTGTGTCGTTGCATGAGAGTGTTCCTCTTCAAAAGAAATGTTGATAAAATCATTCTCAGCAACATTCTCTCTTGTCGTTTGAGTGTAAGCGACGATATTTAAAGGAAATTCTTCCTTATAGCACAAAGCATAAAACATTAAACTTTGAGCTAAAGCTGTTGCTGTTTCTGCAAATCCAACAAGCAAAACTTTCTTATCCACCCAGCCTTTACGAAGGAACAATTGATACACTTCATCTCCTAAAGATTGGTGCATTTCAATAGCATCCACTCCTTTTACAGCGATATGTTTCCCTAACATGGTATTTACAAACAAAAAATCACGCTTGGGATTGTTATGACGCTTTGCCATTTTTACAACGTCTTCGACAGGCATCTCTAACTTGTTTTCAGTAATATCTACAAAATCATGAACCGTCAACATTTTAATAAATACCTTCCTTTTCCGTTGCTTTAACACCATAAACATTCGCTTGAGCAATAATTTTTTTAGCCCAGTGACTATGGGTTTTTACTTCATTCATTTTATTTCCGCCATGACCTTTGGCAACACCGATAAGACCACTGCTCATTCCCATGATATTCAAAGCATCTTGGTAATCTTCTTCTTCTACAATGTTGCTAGAAGCGATAACAGGTAATTGAACAGGGTGAATAGCTGTTTTTCCGAAGAAGCCATTTAGCTTATCAAGACTTAATTCAAATTGGAGTCCACTCTTCCAAAGTCCATCTTTTCCTTCCGAATCAAAATACTCCCACACTGGTCCAGCTACAACGTAGTTTTTGCTGAAGAAATTGACAATATCTACAAAGCAGTTTGCTACAACTCCGACATCATAAATGGATTGGGTCATTTTGCGACGCATCCCAAAGATATTACAAAAATCAGTAGCTCCTACTCGAATGTTTAAAATGTTATCGGAAAAACCAGATAGTTTTCGTTGAAGATAACTAAGCTCGGTAATACGATTTTGTTGATACATGATTGATTTACTTTCCAAGATAGGATTAAAGTAAAGTTTTGTAGGCACGGTGTTACGAATATTATCAAAGGCTCGCAAGTATTCAGCAGCATTACTTCGGTCAAATTTAGGGAAATTAAATCCAGTTAAGACGCTGAGCAAATCATCTCCCAAGATTTCTTTTAAATCTTTTAATTGTTGTGGATTACGCACGCGCACAAAGATCAATGGTAAATCAGAAACAGAAAGAACACCTTCTGTGATAGCTTGATGCAATTTAGTCAACGTATTTTTCAACATTAACACTGCTTCTTCTACCGTATCATCACCAACAGAGTCTTCTAAATCAAGGCAGATAGACTTCATATCAGGATTTTTCTTTTCTAAAATATCTTGAACGATTTTCATTCTTGTTGCAGGCATATATAAGAGACCCCCAATAGCATATTGAAGAACCTCACGAGAAGAATTTTTATCAAACTCATCTCCCTGGCGAACCATATTGACTTTATCAAATGTGTATTTCATATTTTTCCTCATTATCTTTCTAGAACTAAGCGTTCTAAATCTTCTTTTGATTTTTTTCCAAAACGTTTAACGTTTTTCGTAAAGTATTCTAATCCACCTTCTTTAAGAAATTTGATGAATTTTTTCCAACTCATTTCTTTATAGATGCTATATTTACATAAAGCAAATTTTTCAGGTAGTTCTTTTTCTCTAGGAACGATATGTCCTAAAATTGCACCTGGGCAATTTCGGTTAATCTCTCCCTCTTTCGCTAGTTTAAATAAAGTTTTAGACAAGCTATCATCTTGAGTAAAGACATTTCGAAGGATTTGTTCTGCTCCTTCAACAAAAGGAGAAACAATTTTTAGATTTTTATCAGAAGCAAGTTGTTGAGCCTCGCTACCAAATGGTGAAAAGGCACATCCGTCTAAATGCTTAACAGATAAATTTAACAACCCCACGTCTAAAATACCGTCTCCTGCAAAATAAAAACAATTGTCTTCCCTAATTTTTTGGATGACATATTTTGCAGCAGCTTCTTTACTGACTTCTTTAGGCATCAAGTAAACTTTTCGTCTTTGAATAACAAATTGCCAGTTAGAATGATTTAACTCAGCCATTTTTTTCTTAACAGCCTCTTGTTCGCCTTCTTTAATCTTTGCGAAGACAAATTTTTCAACGATTACAGCCTTACGCTCTAAAACATCCTGAAAAGTAGAGTTCATCCAATTGACAAAAAACTCATATTCTTCACTTAGCGGATTTGTCACTTTTTCAATATGTTCATTCCACTCTTCTAAGATAGAACCTTTATGCAGGATGATTGACCCATTTCCAACAATAGCCCACTCACATTTTTGAAAAGGTTCAACTCTTTTAAATTCAGCCAGTGTACGAGTAGTCGTAGGAATAATAAAAGATGATTGTTCTTTAACAATCCTTAGAGCCTCTTTTGTCATATAAGAAATGACTTCACCTTTTTTAGATTCAGTCGGAATCAGGTCTTCTCCGTCTTTATAAAAGCGTTTAGAAAAAATCATTGTTCTATCTAAATCTGTTAGTAGATAATGCTGTCTCTCTTTCAAATTTTCCCCTTTTCTTTTTTGTTTTATTATAGTTTATATTGTAACACTTTATTTAATAAATGTCAATAATACTTATTGTAAAACAAAAGGATTTATAAGTTATAAATATAAAAATAGGAACAAATTTTACTGCTAATTATGTATTTATGTATTGCCAAAAATAAAAAAATAGAAGACTGACAAATTGTCGGTCTTCTATTTTTATGTTAATGCTGATTAGTCTTTGAATGAACCAATCAGTGCTTTACGAATCATATCAACTGGGATGATTAAGAAAGCTAAACCAAGAGCCATTCCGAAGTGTTTCAAGTCCATTGGAACTGTACTAAATACTTCTCCACCAAATTGAATAATCAAAGATTGAACAACTGCAATAGAAGTCATAACATAGATGAAACGTTTGTTCTTTCCAATATGCTCAAACACATTGAAGCCATGACTACGAGTATTTAATGAGTTAAAGATAACTGCATAAATGAAGAACGTGAACATAAATGTTAATACTTCTTTTGAATTATGAAGATCAAACAATTGTTGGAGGTTAAACAAGTTAGCAAGTAACATTGTTGATACAACTGTAATGAACAGTCCTGCAACACCAATAGCTGACTTCATGTATCCTGTAAGAATATTTTCTTTACGTCCAACTGGAGGGCGTTTCATGTAACGCTCAAGAGTAGGTTCTTCACCAAAGGCAAGTGCTGCCAATGTATCCATGATAAGGTTAATCCATAAGATTTGGATGATAGTGAATGGTTCTTTAAATCCTACTAGTGGACCAACGAGTGCAAGGGCGATAGTTGTAACGTTGACAGTAAGTTGGAAGATGATGAATTTCTTAACACTTTCTGTCATAGTACGTCCATAAAGCACTGCTTTCTCAATTGAAGTAAGTGAGTTATTAAGAATAACTACGTCAGAGCTTTCTTGAGCCGCTTGAGTACCATCTCCCATAGAGAATCCGATGTCTGCTGCTTTAAGTGAAGGAGCGTCATTAACACCATCTCCTGTCATACCAGCAACTAAATCAATCTCTTGGGCTAAGTTTACAAGACGTTTTTTATCAAGAGGAAGCGCACGAGAAACAACTTTCAAGCGAGGAAGTAAAGCTTTTACTTCTTCATCTGACAAGCTTGCTAGTTCATCATGAGTAAGGACAACATCATCTGTTGACTTGTAGATACCTGCCTCTTTTGCAATAGCTACTGCTGTTTCCTTACGGTCTCCTGTAACCATTACAACTGTGACACCAGCTTCATTCATAACACGAACTGTTTCTTTAATTCCTTGGCGGACATTATCACGAATACATACACCAGCAATCAAAGTTTTAACACCAGCAACTTCTTTTACAATTGCAAGGACACGCATAGAACGATTTGCCTGCTCAATAGATGCACTGTTGAATTTCTCAGCGATTTCAGGGGTGAAGTCACCAACACTTCCGTCTTTTTTGATGTATTTCGTAACACCAGAAAGAATAATTTCAGGAGCGCCTTTGATGTAAGTTTCGCCTGAACTTAAAGTTACAGATGCAAATTTAGTTGCTGAAGTGAAAGCTTCTTTAGAAACAATAGATTCACGACTTTCAGGAACTAATCCATTGTTATAAAGGAAAGTCATTAAAGCTCGGTCTGTTTGGTTTGAGTCGATAGCTACGCCATCAGAAATAACAGAGTCATTATTTAACCCTAAACCAACCTTTAATTCTTCTTTCAGAGATGCAGGAGCAATTTCAAATGGAAGACCTTCAGTGTCTCCAGTTGTGTAAGTAGTTCCGTCTGCTTGTAGAACGTCAACTAGCTTCAAAACACCTTCAGTGATTGTTCCTGTTTTATCTGAGAACAATACGTTGATGTATCCTGCTGTTTCAGTTGAAGCAGGTTTGCGGACAAGAATGTTTTCAGCTAAGAGACGACGAGAGTTCATGCTTGCAACCATTGCGAGCATCATTGGGAGTCCTTCTGGTACTGCCATGATAACAATAGTAACAGCATACATAATCAATTGAATGATAAAGAAGAACCAGTTGTCAGGTCTAGCAACAGTATTGATAAGCCCTGATACTAAAATAGCATTAACAACTAAGTAGCCAATTGCTCCACTAGAACCCATGACACCAATTTGTCCAGCCAAGCGAGAAAGTTTTTCTGTTGAAGGGGATTCTTTTCCGTCTTCTTGGATAGCCACGTTGATAGAACCAAGCATAGTGTTGTCACCAATAGTAGTGACTTCCATAACAGCCTCTCCCTCAGTTACATAAGAACCGCGGAGGAGAATGAACTCGTTAAATGTGTCGTCAGCACTTGGCATTGGATTATCACCCAAAGCATATTTCTTAGCATCTTCTGACTCACCGTTTAAAGAAGCCTGATTTACTTTTAATGTTCCGTCTAGGATAATACCATCTGCTGGGATTTGGTCTCCAGCACGAAGCTGAACAACATCCCCAATAACTAATTCATCAATATTTAATTCATGAAGATGTCCATCACGATAAACTTTTACAACAATTTTAGAAGCTTGTTCCTGTAAAGAATTAAATTCTTTTCCGTTTTTCCACTCAGAGAATGATGCTACTCCAGTAGATAGACCAATCGCTGCAATCAATGATACAACTTCAATCCAGTCAGCATGACCAAGACTAGGGTTAATCATACAAGCAATGTTGATGACGGTTTTTAAAGCTAAACCAAACAACAAAACTTTAATCCAAGGGTCATCAAAAGCGCCAATCAAAATAGATAGAAACGTTTCAGTTTCTTTTGAAGAAAGGGCGTTGTTCCCATGTTCTTGATAAGAACGCTGTACTTCTTCTTTTGTTAAACCATTAAATTTCAAATGTATTACCTCTCTGTTTAGTGTTCATTATGTAAAGATAGGCTAGTAACGTGACTAACCTATCTGTTACTACTTTTATTTTATTGATAAAGTGAAGCAAGTACGTTTAAATCGCCTTGTTTTCCTTCACCAATGGCATGAAATGCCCAATCATTGTCCGTGCGAACTAATTCTGCAAAGATAACTGCTGTATCTGTTGAGTAGTCCCCTTTTAAGTTGAAGCGTGCAAGTTCTTGGTCTGTTTCTTTGTTTACCAAGCGAACATAAGAATTGTCTACCATACCAAAAGTTTGACGACGTTCAATTGCTTTATCAATAGTGACACAAGCGACAATACGATGAACAGAGGATGAAACTTGGTCTAGTTTCAAGATGATTTGTTCATCATCTCCCTCACCTGCACCAGTACGGTTATCGCCAGTAAGAGTAACCCCTTGAGCTGTTTTGTTGTTATAGAAAACAACATCTGCGCCACTTGTGATCTTGCCATTTTCATTAAGCAGGAATACTGAGATGTCTAAATCAGCATCTCCTCCTGCACGAGCTACATCCCAACCAACTCCAAGAATCGCTTCTTTAAGCCCAGGTGATGCTTTCCCAAGGTCAAGGATAGTATTTTTCTCCAAGTTAAGAGAAATACCTGCTGGAGCTGGAGCTACTTCTGTTGGAGTAGGTACGCTTGTATCCAAATTACCAAAGTTGATTCCCATAAGTAAACCTTGCCTTTCTTTTACAGCCTGTTTCCAAGTGATTTAATGCTGTTTTTACTGTAATCGCCAACAGCTACGAATGTCCATTCGCCATTGACTTTTTGTAATTCAGCAGCAACCACGGCAGTGTTCCGTCCACCGTCAGAAGAAAGGTTGTAACGAACAAGTTCTTTTTCGCCTTGACTTTCATCAACTAGACGAACATAGGCATTTTTAACACCACCAAATGTTTTACCGATTGAGTAGATAACTACTGCAATAACGATACGGTCAACACCAGCAGGAATTTTATCGAAGTTAATCATGATGTTTTCATCATCTCCGTCTCCTTCTCCTGTTAGGTTGTCACCATCAAGGTAGATACCATCCCAAGCTTTAGAGCCATAATAAACGGTGCGTTCTAATCTACGTCCAGAGAACAAGTAAGCACACAAGTCAAGGTCAATGCTTCCACCGAAACTTGCCATGTCCCAACCAGCAGCTGCACGGATGCGAGTAAGCAAAATTCCAGATTTTGTAAGGTTCAAGAAGTCACCTTTATTCAAGTTAAGCAAACCGCCTTTGCTTAAATCAAGGGTTACTTCATTACCAGTACGCAAAGCTCCTGTTGTCATAGGTGCGCTTTGAACCGATTGTTCTTGTTGAGGTTGTTGTTCTTCGTTTTTTCCAAATAAATTACCAAAAATTGACATAAGTTTTTCCTCCTAGAATAAATTACATGTATTGTGTCAATAAAGAGTTTAAGTCTCCGTTAGAGCCTTTTCCGACAGCTTCAAACTGCCAACCATTAGGAGTACGGTTCAATGAACAGAATTGAATACAAGTATCTGTTGAGTATTCATTGCTTAATTCATAACGACAAATTTCATCGTTTGTTTCTTGGTCAACCAAGCGAGCAAATGCGTTTTGGACCATTCCGAAAGTTTGACGCTTACTTGTTGCATCAAAAATAGTAACAATGAAGATGATTTTTTCGATGTTTGGAGATACAAGGTCTAAATCAACAATAATTTGTTCATCGTCCCCTTCTCCAATACCAGTACGGTTGTCCCCAGTAGAGCGAACACCTTGTACTGCCTGATTGTTGTAAAATACAACGTGTTCCATAGCATTTTGCTGAGTAATGCGAGCGCCTTTAGGAACGAGGATTGCAGATAGGTCTAAATCGGCTGTTGGTCCGTTACTAGCTACATCCCAACCACATCCTAAGATAACGTGTTTAAGAGCTGGAGCTACTTTGTTTAAGTCAAGAACCCCACCTTTTGCAAGGTTCAAAACTCCAGTAGATTGCATTGGTTGTCCACCAAATTGATTTCCAAAATCCATTTTTATCCCCCTTTATGGTATTTGCGTTTAGATTTGTCTTGTTTTACAGTAGTGTCTTTTTCTTCATTGATTTTCTTCAATACTTTTTGACGCTTTACATCATCTGACACACTTTCTACCGCAGGCTTTACATGGTTATCAAAAACTTTTTGCCCTTCTTTTAGAAGAGATTTTCCAAGTTCTTTCCCTGCACCAAAGAAATTTTTAGCATTTTCTTTTAATTCAGACATAAGACTTCCGTAAAGAAATAACTATAAATAGTTATTCTATTCCTTTCATTTAATATTTCAATTAAATTAGCTGTACGGTAAGCTATTCAAATAGTCTGAAAATCCTCTTTATTTCAAAGCAATAAAGATTCTCTCAAACACTAAAGTAGATTCCTTAATTTCACAATCTTTCCGTATCTGGTCTTCAGATTGTATTAAGATTCTTTACTTAGTCGTATTGATAAAATCTTCGTGCAATGACATAAGACGCTGCATCATGCACATTTAATTTCATTCTATCTGTATAACTTGCCCTAGCTATCTTACTTGTGTTATAAGGGTTCACGACTTGTACGGGCACCCCTTCTTTTGTTGCTTTACTGAGTAAGCAACGTTTAAATAAGCCAAACTTCAAACTGTTAATCATGCGATTGTAATCTTTTGAAGTCGTCCTCTCTTGTTTCTTATTAGAGTCTAAACTGACTAAATCTTCTATAACAATATCTTTTCCAACGCTTACAGCCTGAGAAACTAACTGAGAGACCAATTCTAACATAGAAGTTTTTGTTTTGGTGATTTTCCCTCTGTGTAAGTAGTTATAGCGAGTTAAGGAAGCTAATTTACCACTGGAATCAATCTCAGACACAGAGATAAATCCTTTATTAAAATCAACTCCTAGAACACCTTGATTGTATCTAGTTATATCAGTAGTTTCTCTTCGATACATGATTTGTAAGTATAAACTATCATCACGTTTGAGGATTCGAACAGTTAAGGGGTTCGATTTTTTACGAGATAAAGTCTTTAAAATATCAGTCTTAGCTTCTTTATTTTTTAAAACAAAAGAACCAAAAATATACTTATCAGAACCAAATACCCACTGATTCTCCAATCTCAACTTGTAGTCAAACCGATTGTACTTGGAATTGAACTGAATCTGAAACTGTTGATTGCCACAAGTCTCATTTTTATCTCCAATATAAACAACTTGATTATCTCGTTTGGCTAGAAATTTAGCTTTGTTAGTTTTTAACAGGTGTTTTATACCAAAGGTTAAATGTAACCTCAAACCGTTAGCTATTAGCTGTTTTACCTTGTTTAACTTCATCTGAGTCCAAAAGAGACGAAGTTTAGCTAATTTCCGTTGCTTTAAAGAAGTTGAGCTTGAAGATAAGAGAAGTTTTAACTTCTGAATCTTCTTATATAAAGAACGTTTGCGTTTATACAAGCTTTTAAACTGGTACTGAGCAGACTCTTTTAACAACTTCAGTTGGTTTTTAGCGGTTCGCATGACTGCTTTAGCCATCCGATTTGTGATGTTAAACTCCAACATTAAATTGGTTCGATACCGAGACTCAGACTCGCCATTCAACTGATGTCGTAAATGATGGACGCACCTACGAACTAGAAAACCAAACAGTTTGGAGTAATCGTCGAAGTAAGTGTATAATAAAAGATTATCTTTTAAATAAAGTTTAGACTCTGTAACTAAGGTTATGCTAGTCATCTTCTAAATCCTTTTTGAAATCTTTAATTATTTTTAATTAAATTAGGACTGATTTAAAACCTTTCTAGCTTCCACTAGGAGCTTGAAGTGTATTGAGAGAGCCAGATTGAATATCTGCTTTCAATTGTTCAAGTTCTTTAGAGTTTTCTTTATTCTTAGACTCTTGTTCGCTCATGATACGTTTAGTATTTTCAGTACCTGTCTTGATGGTAGAATATACTTTTCGCAACGTTTCCATGTCAAATGTACCTTTAGTAACATTCTCTGCAACTAACTTACCTTGAACAGAAGCATAAGTTGCATTTTGTTCCAATTGCTTATTGATTGCGCCTTTGAATTGTTCCATTGAGTTGGCAGTAATTGCTTGGCGTTTCAACATAATCGCTTGAGCAAGGTTTTGCTTGAAGATTGGCAAACCTACAACAAATGCAGTGTTGATTTCACGGAGTAGATTAACGTTTGTTATTTGCATATTTTGAAGCATTGGGACAGTCATACGAGCCACAACTTCAGCTTGCAACAAATCATACTTACGTTGGTCTAGCATTTGAGACATCATATCAAGCTGTTGCAATTGAGCGTTTTTCTGATCTTCAGAAATATCTGTACGGTTTGCGACTTGTTGACGATAATTAGCAATTTCAACCAATCCAAGTTCAGCAGCAACCACATAACGTTCTAACTGTTCAAAATAATTGTAGTTAGCTTGGCACATTTCTGTCAAGGTAACATTATCTTGTTTTGTTTGATTTTCATAAGTTCGAAGTAATTGAGAAATCTTATCCACTTCCTTACTCATGTCATCATATTTTGCAATCAAGGCTTCAAATTCATCTGCAATCTTTTGTTTGAGTTTTTGAAGGAATCCTTGTTTGGCTGGTTCAGATTGAATCTTTTCAAGTTCACGAATATCAAATTTATCCATGATTTTAGCAAGCTGAGTAATCATCTGAGCAGCATCTTTGCTTGTAGGTACTTTGGCAATACTTAAAATCTTATCAGAGATTTTAGTAATTTCTTCAGCCGATTTTTGACCAAAGTTTACAATAGTATTTACATCCTGAACGCTAATTTCATTTGTTAAAGCCTGAACTTCAGGGAGTTGTTTTAACCTTTCTTTGTACGCTTCAGTATCTGCTACAATGCTATTTACCTTTTGCACCTCTTGAGCATCAATTTCCTGAATATTGATTTCTTGAGGTGTCAAATCTGTTTGGACCATATTTAGCCCTCCTTTTCTTTATTTTTAACCAAATAATTTTGAGAAAAAGCCTTCTTTATGCGAAGTTTTGCGAGAAGCAATACTTCCTAAAGAGCTGAAACTTCTATCGTATTTTATAGTTTCAAGTCTCTGGCAATTAAATCTCCCCCTTTCAATGTAACTGGATAAGTCAGACATCCCTGCTGGAGAGAAAACTGCTATATCAAACCCAATCTTATGAAGGAAACCAAGCAAGTAAGGAACTTGAGGTTCAATCGAACTTTCATTATCTAAAAAAATAACAATTTTTGGGATAGAAAACGGAAAGTCGAAAGAATCAATGAGGCGAATAACTTTTTTATTCAATTCTAAACATGCTCCAACAAACTCAAGTATGTCTGTTTTAGTAGCTAACGGTTGAGAGAATAAATATCTATCTTGTAAAGTCTCATTGATTTTTTCCAAGATAAAGTTTTCAGTATCATCATTAAAGGGAGCGTAATTATAAAAAGGTAATTCTTTTAATCTTTCAAGATCAAAAGTCCCATCATTTAATTGGCAAAAAGTGATTTGAAGAACCTGTTCTTCCGAAATTGAAATATCTAAGAAGTCCGATATTTTCCCTGTGGAAAATAAAACATTCTTCGCTTGAACAAGTTTATTAACTAATTCTTTGTATTTCGAGGTATCTTCGTATTCTCCTTCGAGTTCATAAAAGAAGTTAGGAATTTTTACAATTTTGCCATCAACATCGAAACCTTGTCTAACACGCGCTTCTTCATTCCAGTTATTCTCTAAATCAATAAGAGTTGAGTTAAAGAAAAGGTTCTTAGTAGTGCCTTTTTTAAACTGCCACGGTCTAAACAATCCTGAATCCGTAAATAGACTTTGTTCCATTTCTTCTTCAAATCCAAGAGTGATAGAGTCGAATCGTTCATAGACAGTTCCTTGACTACTTCTTTCTCTGAGTGATTCAATCGGCAATATTTGTTTATTGAGATGCACTTCAATTCCTGAGAAAGATAAATCAAAAGGCTCTTTTAGAGGGTTGATATAGATCACATCCCAATTCATTTTCGCTAACAGAATTAAGAGATACATGTCATGCTTTTCAATGTCTCCATAGTAGATACACTTATTGGTCTTGCCTAATGACAAATCAACAAACTCTAAAGGTCTGATATGGTTATAGACATGAAGAAGCAACTTCGTAATAAAGTTGTTGCGAACAGAATCGTTTGAGAAGTTTTCGTTTTGTACTGCTAAAAGAATAACTTCTTGCAGCTTTTCAACAAAAAATGGATTGATGCTTTCAGGAAACATGACCAAATCTTCATTTTTAAGATGAAAAACATCCATAAATTGAAGTTCAGACTTGATAGTGTTCATAAAATCGAAATCCACTTCAAAAGGAATCGTATTATCAAACACAACTGTATGACGAGCATCTTGTTTCGCTTTATCTTGCAAGGTGGCTAACACATTATTGTACTCTCTTTGTTCTTCCACTCCAATGTAAGCAACAAAAAAAGGTTTAAAAGTTGGGCTAATCCCTTGCCTTTCAAAGTTAGGCTTCCAAAGTTGATGAATAAGAGTTTTCAACGGAGGGCTATTAGACATTTTTATACCTTCTTTTTTATTATTTGTAATATGATATTATTTAATCACAAAAAAACAGATAAGTCAACTAAAAAGATAAATTTTTGACATAATCAAAAAAGAACTAGCAAATCTAGTTCTTTATTTTATAGCATGTTTTTCAGCAAAAGCACGCGCCTCTTCTCTTATATGAGGCATGATAGACAAGAAGTAAGTAATCTTCTCTAGGGAATAATGGGAATAATCAAGTCTGATTTCACCCTTTTCTTTAAGAATAAGAAGTGTCTTTTCTTGTTCTTCTGTTAGTCCTTCAAAGCCATTTTGAGCTTCTAGCCAACAAGCTACTGCTCCTGTGTAATAGAGACGTTCTTCGATGTACCAAGTAGGAGAAAAATCAAATTTTCCTCCATTCAGGTAATTAACCAAGCTTTCAAGAACATAGGCGTGGCTAGGTTTAGCTTCAATGATGCGTCCATCTGGAAGAAGGATAAATTCTGAGTAGAAAGGTTCTTTCTTTGCTAAATATTCCTCCACGGTGAGGACAGGTACAATGTAATCCATTTCCTCATAGCCGCCTGAAGTGATTTTTAAAGAAGTTAATTCTTTTAGCTTTCTTTTGTTCATGTTTTTATTTGTACTCCAATGGTGTCGTGATAAGTTGCATTCCATTAACGACTCCTTCTTTTGAGAAGAAAACTTGCAACTTGTAAAGAAATGCTTTTTCATCAGCATCGTCAAAAAACATTACTTTCCATCTCAGTTCTCCGAAAGCCCTTGGTAGATTTCCATCTAGCTCAGTGACGAATAATGGTAAATTTTTAATATTCACCCCAAAATCAAGTTCGCTCCAACCGTCGTTCAGAAACTTATAAATTAAAAAAGGTACATGAGGCTCAGAGATATGTTTACACATTATTAAAAAGATGTCTTTTATAACACTGTCTTTGAAACTAAAACTGTTTAGACGACTTTCTAGTTCATTCATGTCTTCAACATAAGAATTTGCTACTTCTAAAGAATCTCCAAAAAGATTATCTAAAACACTCTTTTTTTCTTCATAATTTTCTTTCAAAAACGGTTGAATAAAAGAATACTGTGATAAGCCATTTTTCTCAAATAGTTCAGCAGCATTATAATCCACTCCAACATGCAACCAAAAAGCATCAATTACGTCCTCGTAAAAATCAGGAGTGGCAGTGTGGATCAAGCTATCAGGAGAAACGTTACGAGATTCTAAATAACGGTGAATCAACCTTTCCAAAAAATCACTAGTTTCAGGAGAACTTCCTTCAATGATAGCAGAGTTTATGACCATTGCTTCAAACATGGAACAATCATAGTTATCAAAACGGAAATCTTCTTGTTCATCCGAGCTTAGAGAGTGAAATCCTTTGATCAATTCACGCGCTTCTTCTTCTGTATAAACTTTTTCAGGCTTCCAATGATAGATGAAGATATACCCTCCCTTTTCGTTCAGCAAGAGGACACCTTCTTTATGCAAAAAGTTCAAAAAATCTTGAATATCCATAATTTTACCTTTTATCCCATTACTTCTTCATTTACTTCAGCAAAGTGCAACACTTTCTGAGCAAACTTTTTAGGGAATCCTTTCTTTTCTAAAAAACTAATAACTTCTTCTTCTGTTTCAAAAACTGCACGTTCTGTGCCATATTCACATAGTTGCTTTCCCCAAGCCAAAGCAGTTTCTTTATAAAGAAATTTAGTAACCGTGCTTTTGCCAAGTCCAAAATGATTAGGCATTTTTTCGAGAAAAACTCCGAAATATAGTTTCATCTTTATTATCCTTTCTTACAAACCTGCAACCGTTAGGACCGTGAACAGACAAGGTTTTTGTCTGTTCATCATAGATGGTCACTAACTGCCCAGTCTTTTTAAATGGTTCTGTCAGCATATCTTACCCCTCGTAAAACTCAGGATAAGTGAGAACTCGGAAATGTTCCTCAATATCAAAACCTTCAGGCAAGAACTCACCTAATTGTTTTTTAGTTTCTTCAACAAGAATTTCGAAATACTGCTGCTTACTAAGGTGAATATTATCAGCAGGCATATCTACCACCAACAAATATCCTGAGTCAACGAAGTCAGCGTAAGATTCTCCAGTTTTAGGATTGTAAACAATCGTTTGAATAGACCATTCTTCTGAATCAAGCGGTTTGATCTCATTATAAGCATCTGTTTCAAAGATCAAATCCAAAATATCTAACCCTTCAAATACAGCAATTGTTTCTTCGTTTTTTTCAATATCTTGAAAATAACTGTCTTTCAAACAGCGTTGAACAATTCCCCATGTTTCATCGTTGGCATTAAGTAACAATCCTCCGATTTGTGCAACTTTCCAATAACGTTTTCCTTTAACCATTTTTTATTTCCTTTCCGATTTATAATAATATTGTATCACAAGTATATAGATTTGTCAAGCAGAATATATAAAAAGAGTCGTTTTTATTAAAATGACCCTTCAATAATTATCTAATCCATAAAACTTTCATAGCCAACTGCTGCTAAATCTGATTCATCGTTTATGAAATTAGACAGATTTGTAGTAACAGCTTTTAAAATATTTTCATGAACAACCAAAAACAATGGATAAGTTTTGTCTAAAAAATTATAACTCAAATTTATCCACGTCCCATTTGAAATTTTTTGCAATTCAACAGGGATTTCTTTCCCAATAGACAGCTCGTCTAAAAGGGGAAATATATAAGCTTCCAACCGCTTCAAATTTCCTAAATCTGCAAAGCTTTCAGCACCCGTTACTGTATAGCCTAACTGATGTCTAATAACCGCCTGATAAGTTTTGATAATCTTCATCTTAGTCAATTTCCTCTCTTATTTATAATAAGAGTATATCACAAATAGAATAATTTGTCAAGCGAGATATATAAAAGAGCGAGAAATTCTCGCCTTATTTTTATATTTTGCTCTAATCTGCAAATTGCTGTTGCTGAATCAGTTCTAAGATTTTTTGCTTCACAGAAGCTCCATAATGCCCACCTTCAAATAATAAAGAAAAGCACTCAGGAACTTCGATTCCTTCAAAATTAACAGTTGTACCTGAATAGTCTTCAATCAAAACGTGTGGATTTTGTTCGCTATCTAAAAGGCTAGATGCAAAAAATAACAGCTCTTGACCCAATCTATCCAATGCACGCGCCTTTTTATAAGAATCCCAGATCAGAAGCCCAACAAATAAAACAAAGACTCCACTAAAAACAGTCAAACCTGTGAGGTAATTCCATGTAAGCGTATGGGTAGATAGGTATTCTTTAGTAAAGTAATAAGAAAAAATACCAAAAGGGATACAAAGAATTTGAAACAATTTTGTGTGTTTAACAAAAGGATGCTGATTCAATTTGGTATAAAGCTCGTCGTATCTATTGACTAAATATAGATACCTATCTGTTTTTTTCCATGTTTTACCTGCCATTTTTTCCTCCTGACATAATTTCATTCTATTATACCACTAAACTAGTAGTTCAACAAAAATAAAAGGGGATATTCCCTTTTATTCTTGCAGCAATTCTAAATCGTAGATTGTGTAATCACAACGGTAGATAAGTAGCCTTTTTCCATCAATCAACAATTCAGTTGTATTTGGTACGCTTGAATCATTGATAGAGACCTTCTCTCCAGAATAAGTTGCGAGAGGAGTTCCTTTTTGCGAGCGAATAAGAATAACCTTTGATTTACCAGTAAAGTCATTTTTATAAGCTGAGACAATCCGATTGATAATTGGAATATCACTATTATCATTCTTCAAATCAACTGTTTTGCGATAATCTGCAAAGATGTCATGTAACCCTTTTTCTTCCGCCACCAAGGAAGACCCTACATGGTCGATTTCGTGTTTCCCAATCGTGATCTTGAGTACACTCCCAAGTTTAGTTGTTTTTCCTTCATTATCATGTTTATCAAAGTCTGAATTTCGAGAAAAAGACATAGACTTCCCTTCAATGCGGTCAATCACTTGAGAATCTTCATCAAAGGTTCTAACAACCATTGTAAGACCTTCGAAATCCTCTTCAAGATTCTTTAGGTAGTTATCAACCGCTTGGCATCCTGCTAGAAAAACACATGTAAATCCACAAGTCAACAATAACAATAATTTTTTCTTCATTTTTAATCCTCACAATAATTTTTCAGCAACATTTTCGAACTGTTGCAATTCTTTTTTAAAGCGTTCAGGGTCATTTTGGCGGCTATGTAGTTCAGGAGAAGCAAGTGTAAAAACTGTTCTGTTTACAGCATAGCTAAATGCAACAGATTTGTTTGAATATTTCAACTCAACACAAACTCCATTATCGAGATTGGAGTACATAGCTCCTGTCATTTCGCCAACAACACGTCCACCGTAAGAACAGCGCTCTTGATACCCCATTTCAGCAAGGGCTTGTCGAAGCCCCTGCATTTCTTTGAAACTTTGTTCTAATTCTTTAGAATAGGTCATTTTTTAATCCTTGCCCTTTCTTTCAATGATTTTGCCATTGATTTCCATGTCTTTACCTTTACTAATCACACAAATAGAAGTTTCATCTTTAGAAAAAATAAAGTCAAAAGAATAACTTTCTTTATGTTTTTCCAAAGACTCTGAAACGCTTTGGCAAAATTTTCCTTCAGGAGATAATTCAATCAATTCAGATAGCGCACGCGCCAAAAACAAAGCTTTTCGATTATTTTTTGGTGTTGTGCCAAATTCTTCAAGAATATCTTTCCTGTAATGAGGGTATTTATCTTCTAAGTATTTTATGTAATGTTCATCATCAATCGAAATATTTCGTTTTGCAAATTCTTCTTCTGCATCAGATTGAATGTTTTTAAATGTTTTTCGATTGATCTTGTTGATTGAAATCAATGTAAACATTAAGCAATTAACAGGGGTCATATCTTCACCTTCAAAAGCCCCTCTTCTAAATAAACGAGTCTTGCAACCATAGGCAGAACTGTCTCCTCTTGCGGTAATTCTAAAAAAACTAGTAGTCATTGTTATACTTACTCCTCTCCATTTCCACTTATTACTTTAACGTTGTGCCAAGCACTTGTGAACAACAGATGGTAGCCATCTTCCCCAAACTTGATGTCAAATAAATAACCCATGTCGCCATTTCCGAGGTCAGATTGGTCATTATAAAACTCATGGTCAGGGTTTAGCTCAATCAACTCTGCTACTGCACGCGCTAAGAAAAGAATATCTTCTTTTCTTTTTTCATCAATTTCATCTAATAAAGATTCTTTGTAAGTAGGATATTTAGCTTCTAAATCTTTCATAAATTCATTGTCATAAACATAAATATCATAACCATCATATTTATTTTCAAGGTCCTCACCAACTTGTTCATCCATTCTTAATTCACAAACTTTGGAAAAAAGATAAATCAATGCGTTTATGACAGTAAAATCTTCTCCTTGTAGCTCAAATGTTTCCACAAGCTTATCTTTGAATGTTTTGTTAGTCTCAAACATTCGTAAAACAATTTTAGGTTGCTCCATACTATTCTCCTGCTCCATCTTGACTAGAGTTGTCATATTATTTTCTCCTTTTTCTTTTTTATTTATAATAATATTCTATCACAAATAAATAATAATGTCAAGCGAAAAATAAAAAACTAGCTATTTTTAGCTAGTTTTGGTTTATCTTACCATTCCATTTCTTTTGTTTCGATCTTGAGTTTTGAATTAGCGCTAAAGAATTTTAAATCCATTCCAAAATTTACATAAGAAAAGTCCATTGCAAATCCATTATCAACTTGATTGTTTTCATCAAACAATTCTTTATTGATAGAAAAATGCCCTGTTTCGAGAAGAATCTTTGTAAGCAATACGGATGCGTAAAGAAGTTCATCACGATATTCCGAATCGCAAGGAGGAATTTCCACAGCTCCATACTTCTCTTGCCCTTCCTCTGGTGGATTACCTAGAACTATATCAATACTAGAGTATGGAGATGTATTATCAATAATTTCTGTAAAATTCAATCCATGTTCTGGTCTGTCTAGTTCATAAGCATTTTCTAGTAAACTATCTGCATCTAGTTCTAATTCTGCTCCAAAAACTTCTTTATATTTTTTCTTGATGCTTTCAAGAATGGATGGGAAAATCTCTTCTTCAAACTTCACAACTGAAGCTAAACAACATTCAATACTCCGAAAGAAATCAGAATTGACATAACGTTTGGTCAATAATTCAATTTGTTCCTCACTTAAACGTTCTCTTTCAGCAGGAGAAAAGAAATCTTCATGAATAGAACAATTAAGCATTTCAGTTCGTTCATCACCATCCACAGTGATAAGTGTTACAGGCTCTTTTTTCTCAACATCAGTAACAGGCATTGAAGTACCTTCTTTCTTTTTGGTTTATAGGCATATTATATAAAAAAGCAGACTGCAAGTCTACTTTTTTTACATTATTTATTTAACAACATTTTTGGGGATCAACACCTTTTTATCTTCGGCAACCAAAATGTAATCTGAATCAGTTTCTTCTTCGATAGTAGAAGAAAAATGACTTTTTAGAAGATTATTATCTTTCTTTACTTCAAATACCAAAACTTTCCCAACTTTTTCAATATTGTAGTATTCTTCAGCTTTTCCTTTAGAAATTTCATTGTAATTTTTTATGTCTACAAATGCTTGATAAGACCAAAATCCAAAAAAGAGAGTTCCTAAAAGAAATAGTCCAAGAAAAAATTTTTTATCAGAAAAATTTGCAGCAAAGTCTTCTTTTACAATTAGAAAAACTAAGACAGCGCATCCAATAAACAGAATTATAAAGAAAATTAAGTTAGTATAATAATTTGCAATACTTGTTTGAAATAAAAAATCCATATTTTTCCTCATTTCTTATTTTTATAATTATATTATAACACAAAAATATTTTATGTCAATAAATAGAGGTAAACAAAAGTTTTACCCCTATCTATATTTTTATCTACCAAAAACGTTCTTTAATTCTTTTTGATAGTTACTTAGACTTCCACGTTTAGAAGAAAAATTTTTCAATGAAATTTGTTTAGAACCTTTTGTCATATTAGTCACAAATTCCGCAGATTTTTCTTTTGGGACAGAAAAATTCTTTGTAAAACTAGTTATAGCCATATTAAACCAACCGAACCTTTCCACTCATCAATGTTGATTGAAGTAATACTCCAAAGTATGGATAAACAGGAGAATTAGTATCTACATAGTCAAGTTCGTAGAATTTCTCCAAAGCCTCTAGAACAAGTTCTCCGATCAATACTTGAGGCAAAACAATAACAGGCTCTTGTAAGCTATGATACAAATCCATAAAATCACGCGCATAACGTTGTTGGTTTAGCTCATCTGAAGGGAATGTGGTTCGGTGAATTTCAACCCCCTCCAATTTAGCAGCATCTTCCTGAGATTTTGAGTACAAAGAAATGCCACAGTGATTGTCGATACAGTAAGAAATCAAAGCAAGGACATCTTTTGTTTCTAAAGAGTATTCTACTTGTAAGTGGACGCACTCTAGGTCTGAATAAGAAGTGAGTTCAACTTGTCCAATCTTTAACTCTTCTGTTTGTTGATATGTTGGATAAGACATATACATTCCTTTCTACTCCTCTGGCAAAGGAGCTTTTTCTTTATTAGTAAGTTCTAACAAATCTTCCATTGTCAAAGGTGTCCATTGTTTATACATCTGCAAAAAAGCAAAAGACAACTCGCTGAGAACACAAGGCAAAAGAATAGTCTCAAACTCCTCAACCCATTCAAACCATTTCGCATCTTTCACTCCTGCCAGTTCATGCGCATAAAAAGTATGACTAAGTTCTTTTTTTACATGAACACCAAGTAGTTTCACCCCTTTGCGAACAACCCATTTTTCGAAACTTCCATTACCAGTTGTAAGAGCCAATGTTCTTCTTGACACAACATCTTTCAGATAAGTACACCCAAAAGGTAAGGTGTCAAAATCTTGCTCTTGAACGCCTTCGATAACACTTTCCAACCAATCTCTTTGTACCGTTAATCTAGTGAAAAGACTGACAGAAACAACTCTTACAACTGGGCTTTCAATAAGTTTTAGTTGATACCCTGTTTCATCAATAATTTCTTGAAGAGGTTTTCCGTCAATTTTTATAGCAGGGATGATAGATTCAAAATAATGAATAGCAGCATTTACACCTGACTGTTGCAAGGTCTCCAAGTGCTTGTTTGAAAAAGGATAGATACGTTGAGTAGCATCACTAACCTCAACACCTAGATTAAGAACATTTCTAAAAGGAAGCGCACTATCAATAGTGACTTCACCTTTGAAGAATTTGCCCAAAGAAATAGGGAAAGGTCGTAAATATTGGCTCATTTTATTCAAGTAATGAGTAACCAACAAGTTATTTTCTTTTTGAGATAATTGTTTTTCAGTCATGTTTTCTCCTTATCGAATCTTAGCACCTTTGACGATAGAGTTCAATTTGACGAAAGAATCTGCCATTTTTTGATATTCTGGAAGGATTTCGTTTTCTAGAGCCTCTAGTAAGTCGTCAATAGATGAATAATCTTTTGTTGTGATGGTACTACACTTGGAAGAATCGCTTCCTACCACAATCCCATATACAAGACCTTCTTGCTCAGGGACAGGTGAAATTACAATATCCACCCCATATTTTTCTTCCAGTTCTGCAATAACACTTAAAGAAGAAGTTTCTTTGAATAGCTTGACATCAATGATTTGTTCATTAGTGAAATCATCATCATGTGGATCATTGTAATTGTACTGATGAAGATTTTTATCTTTGGAATCATATTCTAAATGTAGATACTTCAATTCATTCAATCTGATGTCTAGAATATGGTCATGAGTATCACCTTTCCAGACATCCACAGCAACCGTAAGAACATTTTCTTCATCTAGTGGAATTGGCAATTCAATCTTATTACCTGTAACAGACATACACCACATAAAAACATCTTCCGATTTTTCCCTAAAGAGTTGAGTCAAACCGTGTTTCACAAGAGAATTATAAAGGAAAAGTCCAGATTTTTTTCTATCACTAGGAACTTTCGTACTTTCCTTCTTGTTGATTTCATTTGTTGCCAGTTGCAACAAAGCGATTTCCGTTTTACTTAGCATCGTTACTCTCCTTTTTCTATTTCTTTAGATAGATAGATAAATTTCATCATTTGAAGAATCTATTTTTTTAATTTTTGCAATGTGGTTCGCAAATTCCAACAACTCTTCAACAGATAGATAAATTTTATCATCAGAAAAATATAATTCTTTAACTTGGGCAACACTATCGTTTCTCAGCAACCCTTCTGGATACCCTGTTGTCGCATCATAATTATTTAACGTTCCTTCAAATAAACTATATTTTTTAATATTCGGTACAAGAATCCCACAATTTTTCGTTCTTATGTTAAATTGCTCTTTAACCAAAATCAAACAATCAACATCATAGCTCATTTCACCATTTTCATCTTTGCTGTCCAATACCGATTTTTTATCGGAGTTATAAAAATAATAAACCTGAGTCCAATCATTCACGCCACCAACAAGTGTCCCAAGTAGCGTCATTCCATTATTGATTTTTTCAGAAATTTTTTCGGTTAATTTTTCTGCAATAGTTAGTTCAGCTAAATTCCGTTGTCGTAAATCCATTTTTATTCTCCTTTATTATCTTCAACAATATATCTCTCATAGTTTCCTGAACTAAAATCAGAGTTTTCAGTATGATAGTTAATACATTCTAGCAACTGCTCAATAACCGCACGTCGCTTACTGTCTTTTGGAGCGTTTTTGTGGATAAGCGCTAGTTGGCTAAGGCTTTCTTCTGACAAACCATAATCCATTACTGAAGCAATATAACCTACGTTATAACTACCTTTGTATTCTTCTTCACGGTATTCTTCCACATCATCAATCGCCTTTTCCCAATCCGACTGAACTTCCAAGCGTTGCTTGATCTTTTTAAGAGAGTATTCGCTCATGCAGATCATTGAATATACGTTCACTCTCATGGTTTCTTTTATCCAAGAGTCGATTTCTTCCAAAAGGGCATCTTGTTTTTCCCTTTCAGAATGAGCCAAAGAAATAAGGTAGATAACATCATTTTTCAACCACTGAGTAAGAACATAAAAGTTATCCTTGTATTCTTTCAAACGCTGAATATCATCTTCTTTATAAGCTTTCTCAGGCATAAATTTTTTCCACATTTCAATAATTACAAGATAAACAAATCTTTTATCATTTTCAGTTATTTCGACTAGTTCGGCAGCTTTCATTTTTTAGTTTCTCCTTTATTTTTACTATATAAAGTATAACACAAAGTAAGAGAAATATCAAGTCAAATATATAAAAAAAGACCATTACAAAATAAAATTTGCTTTCTCAAGTAAGGTTTGCTATAATATTTGTTAAGGCACAACAGAGCCTTATCCTTTCTGAATTAGTGGGAAACCGCAGGCAATAGACGTGGTGAAAGCTACGTCTATTGTTTTTACTAAAAAAATATGTTATAATCGTACAAAAGGAATGGGGAGTCCTTGTGGTCGCATTATGGAATGACCATAGAAACAGCCCTGAAAAGCCTTAAAATTAAAAAAGCACTTGCATTGCGCAGGTGCTTTTTGTTGTTAATCTCTGTAAACATTAGTTCCAACCACTCGCTCTTCATAGCTACTGTTTTCTTGGCAGTAAGTTACATAGTCCTCGTAGGAAGAAAAATGGAGTTTTTCAAAGGTTCGAGCATCAATAATTTCAGTTTGTTCTTCATCCCAGTTTTGGAAGAGTTCATAGGTGTTTGAAACCAATAGGATTCTTAGATTGCTAGAAGCGTCATGCTCTACAAATTGTCGGATCATTTTTTGAATTTCAAGTGAAAAGTCAGGGCTTAGACCAGAATCAACACTATCAATCAACAGTACAAAAGGAGTATCTTTCTTTTCAACAACCTGTTGCGCGTGATTAACTAAATCAAAAATGCGTTTCAAATCCAAGATTCGCAGTTGACCTTCGGAGTATTCAACTCTTTCCAATTTCACTGAATAAGTACATCCTGCCAAACCAAGCATGGTTATAAAGTCATTCCCATTGTAACCATCATAGGTGAAAAGAAGGGCATTAGGGCGCTCGTAAGTTGGTTTAGAAAGAATGGAATCAATAGTTGATTTTTTAGTGGATACTTCCACTTCGAAAGTTGAGTAATACTTATATTCTTCTCCATAAGTTTCTCTAACACTTCTTTTTACCGCCATCAACAAGCTGCTTTTCCCATAGCCATTAGGACCTGCAAGGACGGTAAGAGTTTTATTTAGCTCTAGTTCGTCAGGGTAAGCAATGTGCTTCCCTGAATAATTATTTAGTTGAGTTATTTTCATGGTTTCTCCTTTACAAAACAAGAGCAGTTTATACTACTCTTGACTTATCATTCAAGATGTTTAAGATTTTTCAATAGTGCATCCCATAGATAATTACTGTCAACATTAGAATAAGCCTCTAAAACCAATTTAGAACTTTCTAAGTAGAGTGTAACTCCCCACATAGGGTCACTATCGTGATGAATAGCAATTTCTTCTTTTGCACCAGAGAATAAATTATCCAACTCTTCAGAAACATTTTCTCTCAACAAAATCAATTCGGCTAAAGATTCAACTTCGTAGCTATCTTCTGGCTCTCCTACAACTTCAGATAGCTCTTTGCAAAGCTGATTCTTATCCCCTGTCGTAAGCGTATCCTTGTTTAAGTCATAGTCCTTCAAAATAAGGTTAATAACTTCAACAACTGAAGTTTTCAAATCTTCGACAGAAGATAAAGTAAGATTTCTTTCTTTGGCAACAGCTAAAACGTATGTCATAAAGATGTTCTCCTTTTATTTCTTATTTATGATATAATTGTATCACAATTACTCTAAAATGTCAAGTCAGAAATATAAAAAAGGAGTATTCCCACTCCTCTTTTTTATCAATCAATATTCTTCAATAGTGCATCCCAAGGATAGTCACTGTCAATATTAGAATAAACTTCTAAAACCAATTTAGATTGTTCCAAGTAAATGGTTAGTTCCCACAAAGGGTCGTCATCAGTTGAAACAGAAATTTCGTCTTTTACTTTAGTAAATAAACTATCTAGCTCTTCAGAGATGTTATTTCTCAATAAAAACAACTCAACTAGAGAATCAATTTCCTCTTCTTCTGCTCCATCCACAGCCTCAATCAACTCTTTGCGAAGCTGGATACTATTTGTTGAGAACAATTTTTGGTTTATATCATAATCTTTTAGAATTAGGTCAATAACTTCAACAACCGAAGTTTCTAACTCCTTAACAGAAGATAAAGCAATATTCCTATCTCTAGCAATAGATAAAACGTATGTCATAAACATACCTCCTTTTTATTTATAATAAAAGAATATCATAAAAATGATAAGTATCAAAACGAATATATACACCAAATAACTATTTTTCGTCAAAAAAACAACTAGATTAAATCATAGTTGTCTTTTTTAAATTTCTAAATTTATTTATTCATCTTCATCCAAAATTTCGACAGGATTTTCTAGTTCTAGCTTAATTGCTACAATCTCGCCTTTATCTTTTGCAACGAGAGTTTGATAAGGTTGCAAATCACCAGTTTCAACAACAATAGACTTTTGATCATTCCACATCTTGATTTTGTCATTGTAGTAACTTTCATCAAGTAGTGTCGTAGCGTCCATTCGATATACACTTAGCAAATAGTTTACTTCAGGATTCAATCCTATACCAAAAGTTTTTTCTCCAAGTTCATCTAATTTTGCTTTAGCTTGGTCTAAATACTTGCGTTGTAATGGCGTAATAGGGCTTCGTGAAAGAATATCTGGTTTTGTAGTAACTACCTTTTCGCACCATTTCTCAGCACGCACTTCGCTATCTGTTTCTTTGATGGTTCTCAAATGCTCTGCATCATACACTCCGATTCGGTAAGATTCAACATTTGTAGCGATTTCTCCTAATTGGAATGACAGAGGTTGAGAAACAGACTCATGCCACAAAATAACGTCACCGTGAGCATCACCATGCTCCGCTGTATTGATAGGTCTTGCTTCTACTAGCCACCGCCCTTGTTTGACATTTTTTAGTTCAATGATCTTGTCGTCTTCGTCATCTAAATTGCTACAAGGGTCAGCAATAATAACATCTGCTCCCAATTCAATAGAGGCACGCTCTATTGGAGCATAGAATGTATCTCTCTTGAAATTATCCCACTGCGAATAGAACCATATAATTGTTTCATTAGATTGCAGACCCATTGACTGAGTTCTATATCCAACGTTATAAATATCAAGTTCAGCATTGAATTTTACTTCATCACCATCAATAATGCGTAAAGTAAGAGTGTCATATTTTGAATCATAATCATACTCTAATTTACATTGCTCAGTGTTAGAGAAATGTTCATCTATTAGTTTAGCAAGTTCGCCCATTGTTTTATAAAAGTACATTTATAGTCTCCACAATCCTTTCTAAATAATTTTTCATTGGCTCGCCTCACTCCATATATCCATCAACAATCCATAATTGAAAAGGTTTCTTTTCATTATAGGGTGTTGATATTTTTATGTCTTTTCCCAACTTATTTATCAACGAAGGTATAGCGTCTAAGTTGTCTAATTCAAGCTCAATTACAGGGTTGCCTGTATCATATTCACAAAAGTAAGAAACCTTTCCTACCTTCTCTAATACTTTTCTATATTTATTATAAGTCGCCTCCTCGTCAAATAGTCGCGCAGAAAAAACTTCGAATTTCATTCTATTCACCACCTTCAAAATCTCTTTTTAAATATGCTTATAGAGGGATTTTATAAAGCATCCCCAAGAATTTCATCTTCTAGCTTTTTAGCCTTGTATTCTTTAGAATAGTTAGCTTCTTTAACGAGACTAATAAAGGCATCTACATCACCCATGTCACGTCCATTGAATTTAGCTCCTGTCTTCCTTTCTAGGACTTGGATAAAATTCTTTTGCTTTTGCGACATAGTTTCAGCGTCTTCATAAACAGCACGCTTACGGACTGGTTTGAGATTTTCATCTAAGCTGCTTACAAGCACAATTTCACAATTTACTACATTCATCAATGTATAGACAGTGAACAAATAATTGTAGTTAGCAGATACGACAATGTATCGCTCGTTCTTGTAGGTAACAAAATTTCCTTTTGAGTAATAGACTTGTTTTTTAGGTGCAGTCATCATAAACTCCTTTTTAGATTTCTTCAACTTCAGTCAATAAAAGCAACAATTCTTCAGTAAAATCATCAGAAGCATTATAAAATTCAACTTCTAATGTGGATTTTACCCCAAAAGATAAAGCGTCTAAGCTTGTTGTAATCAATTCAACAATATTCAAACTAGACATGTTTTTAGTAGAAAAAAGCACGTTATTCAGATATAAATTATAAATAACTTTATTAGACATTTTATCTTCCAAAAAAGATTTAGCAAAAGATAAAAGTGCATCTTCCTTTGTAGAAATTTTCAAAATTTCTTGCTTATCTTTTTTCTTATCACGAAAATTTATCTTTAATAATTTCAAACCAAGCTACCAATTCCTTTCATAGTAAGATTTTAGATCAAGCTACGAACTTCCTTCGTATATTCATAAAGAAGTTTAAAATCTTCAAGCAAATTCTTTTTGTTTTTAGGAGTGAAGGTTTGTGTGCCACGAGCAAAATCCCACAAGATGCCACGTCGTTCCAAATCCATAATTTCTGCTGTGTCTGTTGAGGGGTCGTGAGTAACAAAGATGATTTTTACTTCATTTTCAGTCACCTCAATTTTGGCAGAACCTTCATAAGTTTTGACCTTGAGAGAAATTGAATTGCCATCAACATCAAAATTCAAATCAGGATAGTGTGTGAGAATATCCTCAACAGCCAATGCTAGTTCCTTGCTCGCAAATAAATGTCCATTCACTTCGTAATGTGTTACAGCTTTCATTTTTAATACCTCTGTTTTATTTTTATAATAACATTCTATCACAAATAGGTGCGCGTGTCAAGTGTAAAAGCAAAATATTATAAAATAAATTTGACAAACATATACAAAGTATGATAAAATATATAAAAACGAAAGGATATAAAGCTATGTCAGATAGAATCGTTGTAGGCAAACGAGTTTCCAAGTGGGGGAATGGTTTAGGAGTCCTACTACCTCAACAAGTTGTAGAAAAGATGGAATTGAAAGCTGGAGACAAGCTGGTTTTAGAGATGGAGAATGGGGTTATTACTCTAAAAAAAGAAAGTGATGTCTTAATTATTCCTCGTTATAGACTTGAAGACTTGCTAAAAGACTATGAAGGTTATCAAAAGCTAAGGGATTTTGAGTTTTCCAAAAATCAAGAAGTGAATAGGGAAGTTTGGAAAGATACAAAACCAGTCGGAGAAGAAGTTTGGTAAATAAATAAAAAAACCTTGCTAAAACAAGGTTTTATTTTTTTGTAAAGTTTATGCGTAAAGTTCCATTGCTGCCTCAAGCCCAATTTCTTCAACCTGATTCATAAGTTTTTGGATTTTGGCTACTTTTTTTAAAGTCATAGTGTAGATACTCTTTTTCCCTCGCTTAAACAGAGAGCGCTCCATAGGAGAGAAACCTGCCCCTTTATCAAGAAGATTTGTTTTAACAAAAGGATTTTTGATAAAAGCCGAAATTTTATCTAGTTCAATCTGCTTGTAGAGGTCAACATCTCCTTCTCTCACTTCTTCTAAAGCTTGTAAATTGTAGATGTTAGCATTAGTTGAAAAATAAATCTTTCCACTTTCTGACAACAACCATTTTTGCAACTTTAAGAGAGTGTCAATCGTAAAAGAGCCAAATTGTTCTTTATCAGATCGAATTTTTAAAAGCGTACCCCTAGAAATCCCAGTCTCTTTTTCTAACATAAAGCCACTAACACTTTTGTCACGAAGCAAGACAAAGATATTAAAAGTATCAATAATGTGAATATCCATATTTGAGTTCATCTAACCTTCCTTCCGATTTTCTTGTTGTAGCTTATAAGCCAAGATAGTATTTTTCATCAGATTCACTACTGTCATCAGACCAACGCCCCCAGGCACAGGAGTTGCAATCCCTGAGAACTGATGATTAAGCAGTGACTCAAAATTAACATCTCCAACCAACTTTCCATTTTCAAGACGATTGATGCCTACGTCGATAACAATTTCTACGTTTTTTATGTCATGGAAATTGATAGTATTTGGACAACCAGTTGCTACTACAACCACATCAGCAAATAAACAAAGTGAACGTAATTGAATTTTTTCAGTCTTGCTGTTGCAAACCGTAACGGTAGCTCCACGATTGATCAATTCTAAAGTTAGAGGTTTTCCGACAATGTTGCTACGTCCTAAAATAACGACATTTTTGCCTTCAACGTTGTAGTCATAAGAATCTAAAATGTCTAAAATCCCTGATGGAGTACAAGGAATGAAATGTGGTTGATTGAGGCATAATTCACCCATATTTGCAGAAGAAAATCCATCAACGTCTTTATCAGGACGAACCAAAGACGAAAGTTTTGAGGCATTTAGGTGTTTAGGGAGAGGTAATTGTAGGATAATCCCATTCACGCGCTCATCTTCGTTAAATCCACGAATTGCCTCAGAAAGAACTTCTTCTGTTACATCTTCTGAGAACTGCGCATGTTCCAGTTCAATCCCAATAAAAGTCGCCATTTTTGTCTTACTCTTGATGTAAGACATACTGGCTGGGTCATCTCCTACGCTCATAACAACTAATTTAGGGTGTGTCTCCAAAGAAGAAACTTCTTCCTTCAAATCTTCAGCAATCGCTTGTGAGACCTTTTTACCGTCAAAAATCTTCATGGCTACTCCTTAATCTTTGTCGAACCGAATCCATTTCAATGTGCGCCAAACTGTAAATACATAGAGCAAAGCATACAAAACTACAATGAATTTAAAATTAGCAGGGATGAATACTAAACTTATCCCTATAAGGTTAATATCAATCAGCAATGCCAATGCCATAGCAATCACAACTTCTTTTCGTTTCGTAAATTTCATTTTTTCATTTTTCCTTTCAATTCTTCACGAATATCCATTAGGATTTTTCCTAATCTGTTTCCATTAGAAAGCCAGTTGTTTTTATCAAACATTTCAGCCATTCCGTACTCGCACATGATAGATAAATCATCAGGTTCGTAAGGTTCAGATTTCACATAAACTAATTCTAATTTTTTTGTTTCGAGTAATCCTTTTGCAAGTTGCAAACTAATTGCCTTATAAACTTTATCTTCAATTTCCTCATTGTCCCACGCAAAATAAAGGCGACGAAGGAGAATGACTAAGTTTGTATAAAAGTCTTCTACTTCCCATTGTTTCAACTTTTCAGGATCAGCAATCTCGCTCATTTTATTTTTAGCACGAAGAAGAGATTCTTTCTTATCCTTCTTCAGCCCCAAAATAGCTGGTGCAAAATTTTCAGTAAACAAAACGCCTTGAACAGCTAGTAACTGTTGCATGATGGTTTGTCCTTGAATATCCCAATTAAGTCCAAACGGTCCTCCGTGGAATAAAAATTGATTACCAATCTGCATCCCATAACTTTTCCAAATCTTTGAACTCAAATTTCTTTCCTCCTCTTATTTCTATATGTCTACTTGTCTTCTGTTTCTTCAGCGCCTTCTATCCACTGACATAACAAATCGCTTTGAGTATTTGCTACAATCTCACAAGAAACACTTTCGGTAGGCGAGAAATATTCTGAAATGAGTAAATTCAAAACACTACGCCACAGTTCTTCATAATTTTTAAAGACATATCTCCAAAAATAGTCGCCTTCTAGACGTGTTCCTATCCAGCCCCAAAACCGTATTTTCTTTTTCATCAGTTGAACTTCGATTGCCATTGTGCAACTTTTTGAAAATTCAAAAACGATTCTATTCTCATTACCTTTTTCTAAGCTACCGTCAAAATAAACAATCCCTAGTAATTTCAAAGATTCTTTAAGTTTACCCTCTTTGCTAATATCTTCAACTTGTTTTTGAAAATTATAAACATCAAAAATATCCATTACTTTCATTCTCTTTTCCTCTTATTTTATATACCTAGTATATCACAAAACACAGAGAATGTCAAGTAAAATATATATTATGTCTATCAAAATATATATTCACAAAAAAATAAAACCCCTCATAAGGAGATGAGGGCTTCTTTATTTGAAGTAGCAAGGAGGTTTTACATTAAGAGTATTTACTATTAAGGACCTTATATAAGTATATACTTGAGTGGTTGCCACGAATTTATCATGGCAATTTTGAAAATTGAATAAATAGAGATTTTTACTAAAAAAAGCTAACAAATGTTTATAACAAAAACGAAAATAAACTCACTACTTCAAATATTACAGATATTATATCATAAAAAGTATGCTGATTCAAAGATTACCAATCGCCTGAAGAACCGCCACCGTCAAAGCCTCCGCCTGACCACGAATCTCCACCACTCCAAGAGCTAGAACTGTCTCCGCTTGAGTAGGAGCTACTGCCACTATCTCCGCTATAATAGGAACTGCTACCACTATCACCGCTATAATAAGAGCTATCTCCACTAGACCCTGAAGAACTGCTCTTTTTCGAGTGATAGTAGTCATCATCACCGTCAACATCATCGTTGTAAGCTTTGATAGATTTACTCACATAATAACCACGATTATGATTTTCTGTATATCCTGTATATCCTGAATACCTATTATCATATCGTCTAATCAAATATTGAATGAGAAGAATAGGAAGCATAAGAGGAAGTATAATGGTTAAAATAATTAAAGGTAGTTTAAAAAGCATTTTAGCAAGATTATCAAGCGTATCTTTTTCTTCTTTTTCTTTTTGCTCTTTTATTTCAGAAGCTGAATTAGGCAAATAAGGAGTCATAAAGCCACTTAATTCAGATAGATAAGCAGAGACACCAGCAGAGTAATCACCACGTCTAAAGTCAGATTTTACCGTCCTATTCAATGCACTAGCTTTTGAATCCGTGATAAGAGTCGATAAGTTATTAGATGTTTCAGTGCGAATTTTTTTATCCTTAATAGCAATGACTAATAAGATTCCGTTATCTGTACCAGAATAACCTACCTTCCATGCGCGTGCAGTCTCATTTGCGACACTTTCAATATCTTTATCCAAAGAATCAACAATAGCAACAGCGATTTGGGGTTTTAGCGTGGTCTCAGACCATTCTTTATTCAATTCTCCCACTTTATCAACAACATCTTTATTTAGATAACCATGCGGATCATAAACTCCATTGCTAGGAGGAGAGGAAGGAATTTCTTCTGCATAAACAGAAACACTAAAAAATGCAAAGAAAAGACTTAAAAGTAATAATAATCGTTTCATAAACAAACTCCTTTGTTAAACACGTTCCGCAACGAAGAGATTGTGAAGTGCAAGAAATTCTTTTGGAGGATATGTTTTATACTCCATAGCAATTTTTTTCATTGAATAAAGCAATTCTTTTTGCCCACCTTCGCTTAAATTTTTAAACTCCAAGCTACGTCGTTTTTTATATTTTTTTACAATTCCAACATAATACTCAGCAGCAAAGTGTTTTTCTGCATCTTCAATGTTTGTGATGCCAAAATCCAGATTGATGAAACCAACATCTGAATTTTCTCCTTTTTCGTTCTTCAACATGAGTAAATACAATTTTTCTTTAGTATCCATTTTTATCTCCAATCACTTTATTCATTTTTTAGATTTACAGATGGAACTGTTTCTTTTGCAGCTTTTGTTGCTTCTACCAAGTCCACTTTTTCAAAACCGAACATGTTTGCAACAATGTTTGTAGGGAATTTTTGGATTTTAGTATTGTACTGAGTAGCAACCTTATTATAATCTGTACGAGCTACATAAATGCGGTTTTCAGTTCCTTCAAGCTCTGTAATCAATGTTTGAACTTGTTCATTAGATTTTAGCTCTGGATAATTTTCTTTTACAACTAGCAAGCGAGAAATAGCAGAATCCAATTCTCCTTCAGCTTTTTCCTTGTCAGCAGATGTTGCAGAGTTTGAGCCGATTTTAGCACGCGCTTCAGCAATCTCTGTAAAGATTTTATCTTCGTGAGCCATGTAACCTTTGACGCTATTAACCACGTTAGGAATCAGGTCATATCGCCTTTGTAGTGTTGCTTCGATTTTAGCTTCTGCCTGCTCGACATTAGCTTTTTGAGAAACAAGTCCGTTATAACTACCCATAAAGAAAAGACCGCATAAAGCAATTACGCCAAAGATTGCACCGAAAATTTTTACTGTTTTATTCATAATTTTACCTCATTTTTATCTATTTTTACCAACTACCAGAAGAACCGCCACCGTCAAAGCCTCCGCCTGACCACGAACTTGATGAAGAACTTGAAGAGTCATAAGACCCTAAAGAATGGGAAGAACCAAATGAATCATAAGAACTTGAAGTCGAATGATAAGAACTTGACCAAGAACTATTAGACGAAGGAGGATACTTCTTCTTCCGTTCATAATATTCATCTTCTTCTTTTTGAAGCTTCGTTATTCTAATTCCTATAAAGATAAAAATTAAAATAGAAATCCCAGCTATAATTGCACCAATACGTCCCTGTTTCCTATCGTCTTCTTTTGCTTCTTTTCGAAGTTGCTCTACAAATTCTTTAGATAAGTATTCATCTTTTTCAACATTTTGTTTACTTTCTAAAAGAGAAGATTTTATAACAGCTTCAGTTTTAGAGAGATATTTCAACATGCCAGAAGAGTAATCTTCATTTCTAAAATCGTCCTTAATGCTGTTATTTAGTTCTTGAGCTGTTGAATCAGGGATGATAAGCCCCATATTATTAGAAGTTTCAGTCCTGATTTTACGCTCTTTAACGCTGATAAGCACTAATGCTCCATAATTCGTATCTGAAAATCCGACTTGCCATTTTTTTGCAGTTTCATTGGCAACACTTTCGATATTGCCATCAACCTCATCAACAATCACTACTGCTATCTGAGGTTTTAACTTACTCTTAGAATAAGTTTGGTTCAAAACAGCTACTTCCTTAACAACATTATCAGAAAGATAGCCATGTGGATCATAAACTCCAGTCAAAGGAGGCTTATCAGGAATAGATTCTGCATAGACCGTGTTGTCTGAAAATACAAACAGCAAAGCACTTACAAAAGCTACTAAGCTAAATACAAATTTTTTCCGCATTATTTTTCCTCATTTTTTCTCTTTTTTAAGAACATTTTTAGTATCGCCAACAAAAAATTTGTAAATTCCTTTAAGCGAAAATTTAATAAAAACGTAGAACAAGCAAAGAAAAGGAATCGAAAGAAGGATTATTGCTCCTATGATTGCTCCCTGTCTAGAGCCTTCCTTAATTGCCCAACCTTCCTTTTGAGCCTCTTGTTCTTCAGGAGTCATGTTTTTCGTTTTACTACCAAATTCTGACGCATCATGCTCGTATTTTTCAGGTTTTTTCAAATTATCTTTCAAAGATTCAACGTAAGAGTAAATCCCTTGAGAGTAATTTCCTTTTTCAAAATTGTTCTTTAGAATATTTTCTAAATTTGAGATAGTTTTTTCACTCAAATCCAATGAATTTTTGTGAGCCGTTTTTGTACGAACCAAACCGTCCTTAACACTAATAAACAATAAAATTCCATTATCTAATTCATAAGTGTCAGGTATTTCAGGAGTTCCTGACGGAAAAACTTTACTATGTGCAAAGTTCCAACTTTCAGCAGTATAATCAACAACCCTATCTATCTCATTATCTAATTCCTCAATAATAACAACAGCAAGGCGAGGATTCTCCTTATTGCTAGTTTTCTTAGTGTATTCCCAGTTGAAAACACTGATATTGGAAACTGCTTCACTTGAAAGGTAATTGTGTGGGTCATAAATACCATTGAAAGGGACGCTTTCAGGAATTGACTCCGCAAGAACTGGTTGGATAAAAAAGAAAAGACTTAGGATGCAGAATAAAGATAGAAAAAGTTTTTTATATTTAGTTTTCATTTCTAACCTCTCTGATTATCAAAATGGAAACTTATCTTCTATATCTTCTACATCAACCAACTCACTTACTACCACACTCTCTTGTGGAACGTTTAATGGACTTTTGTAAACTTTAGAGTGAATCGCATGAGATTGACGTTTTTCTCCAACTTCCATTTGGCTCAACTCGTCAGAGAAAGCATAGACTTTAGCATCTAGGTTATCGACGTGATGGACGATAATAGCCTCAATAGTTGCAGGTTCAACAGGGCTTCCCCACTCCAACTTACCGTGGTGCGAAAGAATGATATGTTGCAACATTTCAATTTCTTCACTATCAACCTCTTCGTCTGAAACATATTTTTTAGGCAATTCAGCACCCAAGAAGATATGTCCAAACAAGAAACCTTTCTTAGAGAAATCTTCTGCCAAACCATTAGAATACTGGTATTCTTCAACTTTCATAATATCGTGATAAACAATACCTGCAATCAATAAATCTTTATTTGCTGTTGGGTACATTTTTTGGACAAACAAAGCTAAATCAAGCATTTCTTTGACGTGTCGCAAAAGACCTGAACGTTTATAGTGGTGCATGCGTTTTGCAGCAGAAACAATTTTTAAACTATTCCCAAATTCTCCCAACAAACCAAGAGTTGCTTTTTTAAGGATTGGGTTAGTCATAGAATAAACCAACTCCAAAATATCTTTGTAAGTCCCTTCAACGTCAATAGGCTCAGTCGGAATCAAACTAGAAATATCAAAGTCGTCGCCTGGAAAATTAAAATCTTGGATGTTGATCTTGTAGTTTCCTCCATAGTGGTCGGCAACACCATTCACAAAAAGGACAGAGCTTTTTTGCAATTCTTGCCAAACACTTTCAGTCACATTCCAAATCTTACAGTTGGGAATACTTGCTGTTTTATCAGAAAGTGTCAATTCTACATATTTGTTTCCATTTTTCGCTTCTTTCAAAGAAACGTTACTTACTAAGCAATGTTGAGAGATTTTCTCTGGTTGTTCTACTAAATTCATGTTTTTTCCTCATTTTTCTATTTTTATTTCCAGTCTCGCCCAATCCACAAGAGAGCGAATGTTTCTTGATTGTCTGCATTATATAACCATTCTTGACATTCGTTGGAAAGACGGTTGATTTCCCAGACACTTGGATTCAATGCAAAAGATAAACTAATTTCATGGGTATCAATTTGTTTACAAGTCCGAATCCAATCTTTGACAGAAGATGGAACATCAGAAGTTTCATCAGGTATGTAATCAAGTTCCTTCAAAGAAGGTATTAACTCTTCATCATCAACGCTGTAATATCCAACCTCGGCTAACATTCTATTTAAGTCTAAAAAGCTCATTTTACTTTCCCTCCTTTCAACTCTTCCACCAACAACAAATTACTGAGTGGGGTTAAGTCAGAATTAGAATATATAGGTCCACTCCTCCTACAACCCCTAGAAAAGAGATAGTCATTCTTTTCTTTTTTCAATATAATCTCGTCAAATGGATTCCACAAAGTTTCACCCACTGGTGTAGATTTATGAATCGGTTTTTCATAACTAAGCAAACTCTCAGCTATATAAACCAACTCTTCATCTGTTGTTATATCCAACAAAGCTTCCAAACATATCTTGAAATATTCTAAATTCCAATCATGTAAACGTTCATGGAGATTAGAATAATCCTGACTTAGATAGACCTCTAGAAACGCTCCGATAGCTTGCGAACGAGAAACCCCAGCTTCGCAATGAACCAAAACATTGATTTTTGGATACTTCTCCTTGTAGTTATCAATAAATCCAATCAAAGAATAAGCTAACTCTTTAGAAAAAGCGTTGTTATCAAGTTCATATTGTTCATAAACAGTCTTCGTAGTATCAATCTTACTAGGAGGAATATCTATAAAAGGCAGGTGCAGGACACCCACTAGATTTTTTGCTGAATGGAATCGAATAGGAATCTTTTCCAAATCTTTTTCGTCTGTGATAGATACTATAACATAATCAGAACCTTGAGAAGTGTTTTTTCTAAACAGTCCTCCATTCCAAACACTAGCTAAAGCATCCGTGGCAGACATTACTTTTACCACATTCATTTGTTTTTCCTTTTTTTATTTTTGTAAAAACATTCTATCACATAAACTTGGAAAAGTCAATTTAAACAATAAAAAAACCAGTCTAAGACTAGTTTTTTACTAATTACTTTTTTCAAAATTTTCACTGTTTATAGAATCTTCTTCTTTTAGTTCCTTTTCATGCTCTTGATATTCAATGACAACGTTGTAAATAAGAAGATTGACCCCTGCAAAATAAGCTTGCCCAAATAAATAACTCACAAAAGGAATGTGATAAGAAATATTCAATCCTAACAAAAAGCTAATCCAAAGCAAAATCACAAAAGCGATAAGAAAAATACCAATATTTTTCACTTTATTCCCAAAACTTTTTGGAATATACTTATTGTATTTGCTGATAGTTTCTAGCATTTCTTTATAAGAGGACTTCATTGTAATAGGCATAATAATGGTCAATAGAGTGAACATAATATTTGTGAGTAAGTTTTCGTTCATCATTTATTTTTTCTTTCTTTTAATCGGTGTTGTCAAAGCTTCTTCGACAGACATTCCTCTTCTTCTTCTAGCTTTATAAGTGTTAGGTTCAATTTCATAATGATCGCACATTGCTTTCAATGTTTCAAAGTTTTTCCCTAAATGGTCCTGACACTCTCTTGACTTTCTATAAATTCTTTTAGCAATAGGTGTCATCAAAGCTTTTTCAACAGACATACCAATTTTTCTTCTTGAGCGATAAGTCTCAGAGGTTTTGCACGGATATTTAGAAGCCATTTCGTGAATTGATTCATACTTATTCCCTAAATGGTCTTCAATTTCATCTTGTTCTTTTAAAGGAGTCGTTAAAATCTCTTCCAACGTCCATTTTAATTTTTTTCTATAACCATATACAGTCCTGGTGATACCATAATGCTTAATCATATCCCCAATAGAAGAAAATTCATTTCCTAAATGGTCTTTACAAGAAACACCTTTCTTTGTATGATCGCCAATCGGAGTTATCAACGTCTCTTCTAAAGTCCAACCAGCTCTTAATCTTTGATAGTAGGCGCTAGTTGTAATCTTGTAATGGTCACACATGGATTTTAATCCAATAAAGGTATTCCCTAAATGGTCTTTCTGCACTCGCCCAGTGTTATAAACACCTTCTTTTTTCGTTAAGACATCTTCTAAACTGAATCCAGCAGCTAATAACTTTTCTGCAATTCTAGGAACTACATCATAATGTTTGTATAGTTCTTTTTTACCAATAAAAGTATTTCCTAAATGGTCTTTAACTTCTGGTAGCTGAGGATTGATAGGTGTTGTTAAAGATTTTTCTAGAGACCAACCACGAGAACGTCTTTTAGCTAAAACAACAGGAGTAATTCCGTAATAAAGAGCCATAGCTTTTTTTGTGGGGAATTTATTTCCCAAATGGTCTTCAACCACAGTTTTATTCAAGCTAGACACACTCGGTTTGATAGAATGTGGTTGAAACAAAGATGTTTGAGTGCCAGAAAACAAATTCGTCAAACTAACAACTCTGCCAGCAGGGGCATTGAACACCTTCCCTGATGCTGTTTCGAATACATTCCATGAAGTTTCTTTAATTTTTTCTGATGTCCTAAGTTCTTGGAAATTTTTCAACAAAACGTCGTGTCTTTGATAAATTTCCTTTAGCTCTTCCCATGTGTAAAACTTAATTCTTTGTCCGTTCTTACTAAAATAAAAGAATTTTTTATCCCCAGAAGGACTAAGAACATAAGGCATAGCAGCAATACGCTCAAAATTTAAAGGTAAATAACTAGAGTTTAAATAAATAATCTGTTTCTTTTGGTCAAATACAGGCATGTATCGTCCTTTCTCTTTCTATCTTCTCTCTTTTCGTTCTTCTTCGTGCGGCAATTTCATTTAAAACCGCCAAGTCGATAATTCCAAATTCATCTCTCGCAGTCGTTACGTTGTAATAACGAACACCATGCTTTTCAGCAACTTCAGAGATGTTTTTGTACCAGTTTCCGTCACTATCTTTCAAAGGTCTTAATTCACCTTTAACATATAGAAAATTCAGTGGAAACTTATGCTTCAACCAAGACTCTAAGCGATAACGAAGCATTGGTCTAGTATGATTTAACTTTTGAGCCAATTCCTTCAAATTAGTAACTCCGAAATAATCATAAACTTCTTGAAATTCTTCTGTATCATAGTAACGCATGTTAATCCCTCTGTATTATAGTAACGCATATTTTTACCGTCAGTCAAAAGTGCGAAAATCAGAAAATGAATAACACGATTGACATTCCCATATTGAGCCAAATTTTGCCAAAGCTACTCTTTGTTTGATATACTCATAATTTTCAGGGCGTATGTATTAGAGTGGTTCGGCTTCACGGCTGACCTACCACTAAAACTAATTACCTCTAGTTTTCAAAGGTAATAAAACAAGTTGATTAAGCTAGTACATAGTTGTCAGTTTTCGCAATATTCAAGGAGGCGTTGAAATCTCTATCTATTTTCTCTCGGCAGTTACTACAATGATAAACTCGTTGACTGAGCTTCAAATCTTTGTTGTAACTGCCACAGTTTGAACAAGTTCTACTAGAGGGATAAAATCTATCCACCAATCTAACCGCTATGCAGCGTTCAGTCGCCTTTCTAATAAGATGTCTTCTAATAGTGTAAAAAGAACAATTAACAATATCTTTTGCAAGATATTTATTCTTCATCATCCCTTTTACATTCAAATCCTCGATGGCAATATATTGCGGTTGTTTTTTAACCAACTCTGAGACAAATTTACGAATATGATTGATACGGATATTTCTTAACGAACGATGTATCAGCTTGATTTGTCTTTCTAGCTTGAGTATATTCTTTGTTTTATTGTGTTTGTTGCATTTATTGATATGGTATTTGCGAGATACCTTGCGTTGGAGTCGTTTCAAGCGTTTATTCAAGATACGAACTCGCCTGAAGGTCTTGATATTTGGGACAGTCGTTCCATCAGAAACCGTCGCAAGTGTCTTGATTCCCAGGTCAATTCCGACTCCATCCGTATAATCTGGTAATTCAGTTACCTGATTTTCAACATCTTCAGTGTAAGATAAGTACCAATATTTCCCATCAAAAGAAATGTTGGCAACTTGTTTCTTACACGATAGATTAAAATCTGCTCGAATAGAGCCAAAACGCACATCTCCGATAGTTGGGATTTGGAGTTTTCCGCTATCTTTCAGATAGATACGACTAGGGCGCTTCTTGTCTGAGGAAATATCACAGCGTACATTGAAGCTTGGTTGAACTTTACTAATACCCCTAAAGTTTAGCCGTCCTTTGTTCTGTTTCCTAATTCTCACTAATTCCCTAGAAAGAAAATTATAAATAAAGAATTGATTCGGTTGGTAATACCAAGACCACAACTCTTTATTTTTCTCATAGTTCTTAGCGACAACAAGTTTGGCAAGTTTGAGATAGTCTGATTGATTGAGCTTATATACCTCTCTATCGTAGAACTTCGAATAATAGGTCTTATTCCCATTTTTGTTCAAAATCTCATCAAACTCACCTTTATTATTACACTTATCAATATCCACTAAAAGATTCCAAAAGTTGCGTGAAACTTTACTATACCACCACGCAAGACGTTCTTGTTCTTTGGTTAGTTTCAGTCTAATTTTCTGACTTATCATCACGCTCTACCTTTTCCATTTTATCAATTTTTCATGTTTGCGTAAATTGTTAGTTTACCCCTGTTTATATATATTCGTATTTTCCTTAATAATATTATACATGATAAAAAACAAAAAGTCAATTATTCAAAAAATAAAAAAACACTCTTAAAAAAGAGTGTTTCTATTAAGAAAGTTTTGTTTTTAGCTCTTTGATCAAGTCTTGTCTAAAATCATTCCATCTTTCCATTCCAGTAGAAAGAGGAGGAAAAACAACTGGCATTGCCATTTTATCAGAACTTCCTTTTAGATAAGAAATATAATCATCCATATTGTCGCCATCTTGGATATTAACTTCTACAAACGGAATACCTTCCCTATCTAAAAGCATCTTAGTTCGACGACATTTTACGCAATTATTTATAGAATAAACAATAGTTGTTTCTGGATGATTTTCTTGTGTAATCAATGACATCCTATAAACTTCCCTTCTATTATTAGATAAAAATAGTATATCATAAAAAACAACCTCATCAAAATAAAAAAACAAAATTTGCCAAACCACTTTTTTACACTTTATAATAAAAAAATAAAAAAATACCTAAAAAACAAAAAAATAGTATTGACAAATAGAATTTTATCTGCTATAATAGTTAGTGTAAGTTAGATAAGCGAATTTACCATTGGTAAAGTTTAAATCTATTACGGTACGGTCAACCTAATTGACCACGCTCTATTGTTTCTTCAGTAAGGACTATCAACCCTGAAGTTATGTGGGAACAAAAGAGTCTACGCGCCCAGACAGCACAAGGAAACTTGAACGGTTGCTGTCACAACTAGGGGCTTCCAAACTCCCCTAGTTTTTCTCTTTGATAAATAGCAGGGATGGCGGAACTGGCAGACGCACAGGACTTAAAATCCTGCGAAGATTCCCTTCGTGTGGGTTCGATTCCCACTCTCTGCATTTTTCCTTCTTTGATTCAATAGCTCAACTGGATAGAGCATACGCCTTCTAAGCGTAGGGTTGCAGGTTCAAGTCCTGTTTGAATCATTATAGCTTTGGGTGAGAACCCACATCATTATCTTTCTGATGACACATAGGGGAGTGTAGTTTCTTGACTAACGACAAAGCGTCGTTCGAGAAATCAAAAATGATGAACTTGTAACTATTTTCCTGCTCGAATCAGATGAACTAGGGCGACAATAATGTTGATGGAGTGTAGCTGACTTCTGAGTTATTGTGAAGGGATGGTAGCAAAACGGATGATTGTGTGGAGGAGCTTTTGGCGTTAGGTTCGAAACTAACAAGAAAAAGTGACGGACACGTTTTGGATAGTTACAGACCGCTATATTCAGACTTAGTAGCTCAATTGGTAGAGCGCCTTACAAAAATTTAATTTAAGATGAAAACCAAATCTTAAATTAAAAGATAGATTTAATATTTTCAAAAAAGATTAAGTCTAGTCTAACCAATTTTAGAACCGTAGGAACTACGGAGATAGCTCGGTCCATTTGTGTAACCTCTGGAGGTTAGTCATCTATTCTCTAAGTCAGCACATTACCCAAGAAACTCTTTTCTCTTAATAATTTGTAGGAAGGGGTAGTTCACACAAACAGACGCGTAAGGAAGTCGCAGGTTCAAATCCTGTCTAAGTCGTGCATAGGTTGATTTCAGAAACTATCCTATGTTATACTTATGTTATTCAGGGGTCGTTTTGGATTCGACAGGCGGTTAAGCTTCTGAACCTCACTCCGAGTGGTGACGTAATCACCGAAATTAAATATAACTGCAAATACTTTTGCTCCTGCTCGTGTAGCTGCCTAAGCTTCTAGCTTAGTAGTTATTCTAGCAAAAACACAAACAGTCGCAAAGACGAGCCGATTTTTGTAAGTGTCGGTACAATCATTGGCTATAAAACTCGACAATCGCTAAAAAGAGTTCTCGGACTTTTTAGTTAAACAAGAGATATAGGTGATAAACTTGTGCGTTTGTTATTACTGGAAAACATTAACGTAGCAGAGTGCTATAAGGTTCATTGGTAAGGTCGTTTGGACGTGGGTTCGAAACCCACCGACTCCATTGGTCACTTCCATATCAGCAAGTGTCCGAGTTTAGTGTTAAAAAATATTTTTCAAGAAAATTCTTTTCTATTTGAAAGAGGTAAGAGCGATTTAAAATGGAAATTAAAGAAATTTTAGACGAATATTTGGGAAAACAAACAGAAGTTGCTTTAAAAGAACTGCCACAAATAATGTGGGAGTTGAACTATCGTTTTAATTTTAAATGTGCGTTCTTCCATAGCTATTCTAATGACTATACTTATATAGTTGGTTATATTCTAGATGAAGAAAACAAAACTGTGACTTTATATAGTGGTTTTTTAGACTATTTTTGTGGCTATATTAAAGATTCTTTTGGTTATTTTGCATACAAAGACTTACTAAGATTTTCTCAAAATATAATAAAAACTATGATTAAATTTAGTAACGACAACTCCACATCGAAATATAAAATTTTCACAGGATATTTAGAGTTTCTTGAAAAGAATGGCTATAATCTTGATGAAGAGAAATTAGAAATTCAAGGTAAAACACAATGACACAAGTTAAAGATGGATGGCACAATGTTTATGGAGAAGACGTGTATGTAGAAAATGGGAAAGTTGTCCGTGGAGTAACTAAAGACGCAAGCGGTTCAGAAAAAACTTGCCACCCCTATAAATACAGCAAAGACCATGACTCCTGGATTAACATTTCTGGGGAAGCAACTCTTTCTTCTTATAGAGCAGGTTATAAAAAAGGAATTACACGCATGAAGTGATAAAATGGAGAAGTATATGTGTATCGACACAAAAACAGATAGTATATACGAATTACCCCTAGAAGACTTGCTCAAAGAGCTTGAAGAAAATGGGATAGACACATCTAAACTGAATATAATAGAAAATACAGAAGAAACAGAAAATACTGTATAAATTATTTTGCATCGTTGGTCAAGTGGTTAAGACTCTACCTTTTCACGGTAGCAACATAGGTTCGATTCCTATACGGTGCATGAAGTGTTATTTTTTACAGACTATATCTTAACTGAGCGTTTCGTGTAGTAACGACTACCAAACACCTGTTAGCATATTTGTCTACGAGGAATTGGGGTTGCCTAAAAAGTACACGGTTGCGAAAGCCAAATCCGTCTGCGGAGAAGCAGAAACCTATCCCAGTAAGACTTGATAGCTCAGTTTGGTAGCAGCAACAGACTTTTAATCTGTGGGTCGTAGGTTCGAGTCCTGCTCAGGTCATGGCAAAAAGATTGCATGAATTACTAATTCATAGCACTTTTTAGGCTCACTCATTGTAAAAGGTGGGTGAGTCGTTAAAACCTTTCGCCATAGAAGTACAGTTTCTAGGTGATAAAAACCATGAACAATATCCGCCTGACTGTACTCGACGGATGTTCAAAAACTTGTTGGTTGTAAGGTTCTCCAACATAAGATGCCAGAAGTGTTGAGGGTATCATTTTATTACTATGAATTATGGAGAATTACTCAAGAGGCTGAAGAGGACGGTTTGCTAAATCGTTAGGCGGTCAAACGTGCGAGGGTTCGAATCCCTCATTCTCCGTTTCTTATTCCACCATAGCTCAGTTGGTAGAGCGCATGACTGTTAATCATGATGTCGTAGGTTCGAGACCTGCTGGTGGAGTTCGTTTTGTGCCACAACGGCGTGCAATGCTTGAAAGAGGGTTGCTAAAGTTCTTAGAGCAAGTCTCTTGCTCTTCGTATTTTATTATCGGAAAGTAGCGCAGTTTGGTAGCGCACTTGCTTTGGGAGTAAGGGGTCGCAGGTTCGAATCCTGTCTTTCCGATACCAAACGTAATGTCACATGCTTTCATGTGCGTTGATTTTGGACAAATTTAGGCAGAGTAGTAGCAGTTGGTAGCTCGCAAGGTTCATACCCTTGAGGTCGCAGGTTCGAGTCCTGTCTCTGCAATTACCAATATAGTAGCGACATATTGGTTCGAGCAAGTCCGAAGTAAAACAAGCGTTTGAAGGACTTGTGGTTTTATTTTAACGAACATCCTCGTAAGTCCCCCACCTTTTAGGTGGTTGGGATACAATCAGTCAGAAAGGGAAAAGAAGTTGAATTAGAAATGAAAAGACAAAAGGCTTATAAATTTCGTCTCCTTCCTAATCTTGAACAAAGGATTTTCTTCGAGAAAACCTTTGGGTGTTCGCGTTTTATTTGGAATCAGATGTTGGCGGATAGGATTGCTCATTATAAAGAGACTGGCGAGAGTTTGAAAAATACTCCTGCTCAGTACAAGAGTCAATTTCCTTGGTTGAAAGAAGTGGATAGTTTAGCTCTAGCTAACGTCCAGCTAAACTTGAACAAAGCGTATAAATCTTTCTTTGAATCAAGATTAGGATTTCCACGATTCAAATCTAAAAAAACAGCTCAATCTTACAAAACCAATAGCCAAAAAGGGTTGATTGCTATCCTAAATGGGAAGGTTAGACTTCCAAAAATTGGCTGGGTAAAAGTAAAAGCTCATCGCCAAGTTAAAGGCTTGATTAAGAGTGCTACGATTTCAAAAACAGCGACAGGCAAGTATTTCATCTCTATTCTTTGTGAAGAAGAAATTGTGTCTCTACCTAAGACGGATTCAAGCCTTGGAATTGACTTAGGGCTAGAGAATTTTGCCATTCTCTCTACTGGAGAAAAAGTTGGCAATCCTAAATTCCTTGTTTCTTTATCCAAGAAGTTAGCCAAAGAACAGAAGATTTTATCTAGGCGAGGACTTCTTGCTAAGAAAAAAGGGGTCAAACTCTCTGAGTCCTCCAACTATCAAAAACAGAAGTTAAAAGTGGCTCGGCTTCATGAGAAGATTGCAAACCAAAGAAGAGACTTCCTACACAAACTCAGTACAAACCTCATCAAGAACCACGATGTGATTTGTGTGGAGGATTTAGCGAGTCGCAATCTTATGAAGAATCATCATTTGGCTAGAGCTATTGGAGATGCCTCTTGGACCGAATTTGTCCGTCAACTTCACTACAAGGCAGATTGGTATGGAAAGAAGATTGTTACCATCAGTCGTTGGTTTCCGTCCTCTCAGCTCTGTTCTTCTTGTGGGGTAAGTTCAGGAAAGAAAGGTCTTTCGATTCGAGAGTGGACTTGTGAAAGTTGCGGTACTCATCATGACCGTGACATCAATGCTAGTCTCAATATCCTCAAGGAAGGATTAAGTCTAGCCTAACTAAACATTCGAACCGTAGGAACTACGGAGATAGCTTGGTCCACTTGTGTAACCTCTGGAGGCTAGACATCTACCCTCTAAGTCAGCACATTACCCAAGAAGCTCCTCCCTCTTAGTGAAATGTGGGGAGGGGTAGTTCACTCGGCATGGGTGACAAAGATAATCCCACATTGTATGCAATGAAGCATCTCTGAGCAAGCCGAAAGCGCTGTTCCGATTTGCTTGTCATTATGGAAGATTACCCAAGTCTGGCTAAAGGGAACGGTCTTGAAAACCGTCAGGTCACGAAAGTGGCGCGTGGGTTCGAATCCCACATCTTCCTTCACCTGATTATGATTCTATTACTACTCAGGGGTAAACATCGTCATTTGAGGACTGACAAAATCCCCCAAGGTTCAATATTTGGGGATATAAACAACCTCCGTTGGACTCAAAGTTCGCGACATGAAGTTCAGAAGTGCAGTCAACTTCGGATAAAGACTGGTGGAGCTATATCTAAGCGGTAAAGATAGACTTTGATAGTCGAAATGCGTGGGTTCGATTCCCACTAGCTCTTTTGCTTATAACTATACTAGTTGAAGTCTAAGGACTAAGTTATAAGTCAGTTCGTGAGGTGGTCGCACATTTCACGAAAAATGCTGAAACGTTGGTTTCCAGGAATCCGAATTGCGAATAAAACTGGAAAAGACATCTGCTTCTAGCAGGTGTTTTTTACAAAAAATCTAAGTAACAAAATTTGAGGATTAAACGAAATGATTGAAGAATTAAAACCTTTTCGCATCAATTTTAAAAACAAAGACCAAACGATTTTCATGGTACAAGACCAAATATTGAAGATTTTTTTCAGAAATGATTTTGGTTGGCTATCTGTACCTGATGAAATGTATAATCGCACATGGTCTTACATCAAACGTAAAGGGATTACTTATATTCCTGAATCTGAGCTTTTAGCTTTGTCTAAGGAGTTTACAAACGGTTCAGATTTGTTAATTGCAAAATCAAAAGCATGAATAAAAACAGGAAAGAACATCTGCTTTTAGTGGGTGTTTTTTATTTATAAAAATATTTATAGATATTTGATTTAGTTTTGTCAATTTGATATACTAGAACTAAGGTCTAACTAAATATTAAGAAATAATATTTTGCTAGGTCAAATATTTAAAAAAGAGGTTTATACTCATGACAAAAGTTACTGGTCACGGCTCTATTCGGAAATTCAAGAATGGTGCAGCAGGCGTTCTTGCCCTTTCGACTTTGTTTTTAGGAGTTAGTCAAGTTAGTGCGAACGAAACACAACAAGCTCCTCAAACAGAGACATCGGCAACCAAAACAGCTACTCCTTCTGAAGAGAAAAATCTTCCTGAAATGCCTCCTGAAGAAAAGAATCTTCCTGAAGCAGATAATGCTCCTGCAACTACTCCTGCAACAGACAATACAGAAGTCTTGAAAGAGACTGGTGTTGAGAAAAAAGAAAACGTTGATGCACCAAAAGATGCACCAAAAGAAGCAAAAAAAGACGTTGCAAAACAGGAAAAACAATCAGAACAACCACTAACTGTTGACTCAGCAATCAAAGAATTGAAGGATGCTGGATTGGAAGTTGTAGTTGGAAAAGAAATTGTCACTACTTCTCCTCAAGAAACTGCAAAAGCTCTTGATGGCTTAAAACAACAAGTTACAAAAGCCTTGGATGCAAAACAAGAGTTGGATATTGCTTTCCTTGATTTAAAAGAAAAGGCTCAAAAAGCAGGTATTTTAACAAAAGACGGTAAAACACTAACTTTTGAAACTGCTAAAGAAGCAAAAGAACAGTTAGAAAAACAAGCTAAAGAAGTTAATCAACTAATCGAAACTCTTGATAAAGAGCATGAAAAATTGCTCAACGTAGCTAAAGAAGCCCAAAAGGCTGGTATCGCAGTAGCTGTGACTCCTGCTTTAAAAGCTGATTCAGTTGAAGATGCTACTGCTGCTATTTCAGCGCAAATCGACAAGTTAAATGCTTTGATCAAGTCTGTTGAAGAAAACAAAGCTTTGATTGATTCTGTAACAAATAAAGCTAAAGAAGCTGGCGTTGCCCTTGAAGGTGAAATTGTTATTGATTCAAAAGTTGGCGAAGAAACTAAGTTGACAGAAAAAGTTTCTAACGCTTTAACAGGTTTAGAAGTTGCTACAAAAGTTCAAAAAACTACCAAAGAAGAGTTGGCTAAACTAATTGAAGAAGCGCGTGCAAAAGGATTAGACATTTCTATCTCTGGAGAGAAGAAAATTCTAGTGTCTAAAGCACAAGAAGAACTTGAATCAGTTAGAACAAAAATTAACGAAGGTTTAGCAAACGACACTAAGAAAATGAATGATTACAAACTAGCTGTTCAAAATGCTAAAAATGCGAATCGTTTATTAGAAGGTTCTACTGCTACTAAAGAAGGAGATGTTTACAAACAAACTCTTTCTATCCATTCAGAAGGAACTGGTGGTACAATCAATATCAACACTTCAGGAAGTGCAGACATTGTTTCTCTTGAATTGCTTGACCCTAATGGTTCTAAAGTTGAATCAGTTAAAACTCTAGCCGATCTTAACGCTTATAAAGCCTTTGACAAAAAAGGAACTTATACTGTAAATTACACCTTTAAAGCTAAAGATAATACTGCTGGTTCAGTAACATCAAAAGCTACTACCAATGGTGTTGAAGGTGTGGTTGGTTCAGCTCAAGGTACAATTACTTTGACCACTAAAGCTCCGCTAGTTACAAACAAAGAAAACCAAGTAGCCCCATTGACAGTTGCTCATGTATATGATTACTCAAGTTCATACGCAGGAAAACTAAAAGATTCATTACGTTTAAGTAAGAAAATCATTGAAGCAAATAGCCCTGAGAGCAAACATATCTTCTTAGGATACGATCAAAACTACGCTACTACTTATGCTGCAAACATGGCAGACACAATTGGAGTTAGCGGTTTTGCGTCTAAACTTCTATCAAAAGACCAAGCTCTTTCATTGATTGATAAGCTACTTAAAATCAATGCCCCTTCTGAAAAAGACCCTACTTATACAAACTACCCAGCTTACTTCCAAGGTGTGGCTGATACTTTTGGAGACCTACGCTACAAAGATTCTAGCGTTAAAGCTGACCAATTTGGTCGAGCTATGAAGCCTTTTGAGGACATTATCGAAAACCTCACAAAACCTACTGACACTGTATCTGTTATTCAGTACACTGATGGTTGGATGAGTGGTGAGGTCAATGGTAAACTCGATGGTGGAACACCAGAAGATATTGACGTTACTTTTGCTGAATGGGCGAAGAAACGAGCTAAAACATTTATGTCTGTATTGAATCGTAACCAAGTTACAAACGAAGATACAAACTCAATGCGCTCAACTGAACAAATGAAATCTGTTGGACATCCAAATATCTACGATATGACAGGTAAAGATAAGGGAACAGCAGAACAAGAAATCGTTGCCCAGTTCCTGGAAACAGCTACCGAAAAAGTTACTACTAAAAAAGGTGAAAACCAATTAGTTAAAGTATCTATCGGAGGAAATGGTGTTACTGTTACTAAAGCAGTTCTTAAAGGTGTAACCACTAAAGAGCTTGCTATTAAAGATGGTAAAGTTGACTTCTCTGAAAAACTTGCTGATGGCTCTTGGACAGTTGAATTTGAAGCGACAGGAAATGGTAAGCTGACATCAGTTGTTTCCGTTGATGGAAAAGAAGTTGGCAAGAAAGACGTTGAAATTAAATCAACAGAAGGCGTTAAGGGTTCTAGCGTGAGCAAGACAGATAGCATCAACGCTGTTGTGTTCCCTAAACTTCCTAAATTCACTCCTGTAACAGTTGAAAATATTGTTATTCTTGCTAAGAACGTGCGTCTAGGCAAAGTTGAAACAGATATTCACCCTGTAACAATTGAAAAAGAACTAAATCCAGTTACTTTCAAAGAAACAGTATCTCCTATCAAGGAAGTTACTCCTGCTCAAGATAAAAAAGTCTTGCCAAACACTGGAGAATCAAACAGCTCCCTTGTTCAAGCAGCAGGTCTTGGTCTTGGAGTTGTTGGTTTGATTGGTTTAGCTGGAGCTAACAAAAAGAAAAAAGAAGACTAACAAAAATAAGCCTAAATTTATTGACGGAGCAAAGCAATTTGTGATATAATACTATTGTTTAAAGGTTTGAACGAACCCAGTAAACGACAATAAAAGGGCATAAGAACATCATCTGCATTTTGTAGGTGATGTTTTTATTATTGACTTGTTTACTTTATTGTGCTACAATATGGTTAGAAATTTTAATTCTGGAGATTCCGAGCCTTACTGGAAGTTTTAATTTTTGGGTTGTCTAAACAACATAGCCCTGCCAAATAGTAGGTCGTCCCTAGTTTCGAGGGGGATGCAGTTGGCTAAACTTGTTCAATAAAGAAAACTCGAAATTTCTTTGACGAACGAATGTTGTGAATGGCGTTCACAATTGACTGCACTAAGCAACGTGGTCAACCTGCCGATTTAGCTCAGTTGGAAGAGCGAAATGACCGTAAAGAGTCTGAAACGTACATAGGTTCGAGTCCTGTAATCGGCATGAGCAAAGGGTTACATTCCTCCCTTTGCCAAAATAGTCCATTACCTCTGGATTTTATTTTTATGGGTGTATCAGCTTGAATAAGGCTGGTGCATCATCGCTAGTGAAAATCTAATGTCAGTAGAACAAGGTTCTAGACATTGTTTGAAGGAATGTCTTAGAAGCTTTCACTAGCATATACTAGGCTCTTCGTATAATGGCATTATAGTGGTCTCCAAAACCATTGACGCTGGTTCGATTCCAGTAGAGTCTGTCAATCACTTTGTCTCTAGGTGATTGAGTGCATAAATAATCTTATATGAATTTTCATATAAGTTCTCCAAGGGATGCTGATTGTAAAAGGTTAGCATCTCATAGCTCACTTGTAAGGCTACAAGCCATGTTTCCACCTTGCAAGTGGGTGAAATTACACGCCTCAAGCGAGTAATTATGTACTTCAAAAAATCTCCTTTTTGGAGAGGAAGTGCCACTTCTCCTATTCGAGAAGTTATTTGATTGGATCAAGTTACAATTAGAAAAGAAAAAAGATAGGTTTGAGCTATTCTCAGTGAACTCAATATCCGCAGCTAGGTTAGCATAGCTGTTTGAAATCTGATTGTTTCTTTTTACAAGGTGCTAACCTCCCTTGTAAGTTTACCCAATGGGGTTTTAGAAGAAGAAATAAAAAAGAGAGAGTTCTATACTCTCTCTTTTTTATGTGTAATTCTGAACAAGACTAATATTATTTACCAACTCCCAAACCTCACTATAATAATGATGAGTTTTGAATCGACGATTCAAATTAAAAGCTACTTGTCTATCCACAATCAGGAGGTGGAAAATAGGCAAGTGTAATTTTGGTGTTTTATTTAGACTAGCTTTTTCGATAATTTCTGTCAACTTCCCAAACCTATCTTTAAGGTCAGATTCGATATTTTCCTTCAGTTCAAGCATTTCATCTACTGAACCGATAGCCTCAATAGAGGCTTCGTTTTTTAAATCAAAAGTCTCCACTAACAAAGCTAATTGTGGGAACATAAAATTTAATCCCCTTTCTTTTTTATAAATTGTACTCTCTTTCAAACAGTTCTTTCAAGAAAGTATTTCTTTTTGAACCTTCTGTTCGAACAGCTTTTAAATAAGCGTTCTCTGAGCCAAGAAGGATCAGTTTTTGTTTAGCGCGTGTTACACCTGTATAAATCAAGTTTCTTTGTAACATCTTATAAGCCTGATTTGTAATGGGCATGATAACCACAGGAAACTCACTTCCTTGAGATTTATGAATAGAGATTGCATAAGCTAAGGTAATTCTGTCCCAATCGCTACGAGCATAAGAAACATCAACTCCCCCAAAATCAATAACAATTTCATCTTGTTTTGATTCTGAATCTTTAGCTGGAATCAAATCTCTAATATACCCAACATCTCCATTTGACACTCCCTTATTGATGTCATTTACAAGATGAAGAACTTTGTCTCCAATCCTGAAACATGAATTTTCTAGATAACGAAACTCAAGGGCGTGTGATTTTCGAGGGTTTAGGTAGTTTTGCATAATCTGATTAAGATTATCAATCCCTTCTTCGCCTCTATACATAGGTGCAAGAATTTGTATATCGGATGAAGAAAAACCTTTATCCATAGCAACCTGAAAAATTTGAGGAATTACAGCAGCAATTTTCTTAGCATCGCCTTCGATATAAGAGTAGTCATTTTTCTTTAACTTGAAGTCGTTTGGCAAACGCCCATCGTTCAATGCTGTTGCAAGAGAAATGATAGAAGAATCATTCCCTTGTCTAAAAGTCGTCTGAAGTCGAATACTAGGAACTTCATCAATTTCTAAGAAGTCTCCCAAGACTCTTCCTGCGCCAACTGAAGGTAGTTGATCTTTATCTCCAACAATTAAAACTTGTGTTCTAGAAGATAAATTGGTAAACAATTGTTTTCCGAGCCAAGCATCAACCATTGAAAATTCATCAATAATAACAAAATCACATTCCAGATAATCCTGTTCGAGACTAGAATCCTCATCGTCTTTGGTTAATCCCAAAGCACTATGAATGGTAGAAGCTGACAAGCCTGTGGCTTCTCCCATCCTTCGAGCAGCCTTTCCAGTAGGAGCTAATAATTTAACAATATCTTTTTCGTTTCTTAGCTTCACTCTTCTAATTTTTTCATAGACTTTTAAAATTCCGTTAATAACAGTTGTTTTTCCAGTGCCAGGACCTCCAGTCAATACAAAAAACTTGCTAGTTACAGCTTCTTCGATAGCTTTACGTTGAATAGCATCATAAGAGAAACCTACTTCTTCTTCTACTTCATCAATGATTGAATCAATATCTGCACTAGAGCTAATATACCCTTCTGAATCCATAATACGAATGACATTTTCAACAATTCTTAATTCATTCATATAGCTAGAATAAAGAAAGATTTTATTTTTGCTGTTATCAGAATCATCAAAGTCACAATAAAATTTTCTATCTTCGATAAATTCATCAAGCAAATTTTTTAACAATTCATTAGTAATTAACTGTTCTTCTTCAGGTCTTGAATTGACTAACAACTGATACGTTTCAGGGACTAACTTCCCAGCAAGCATGTAAGTATCTCCAGTCTCCCCAGAGTGAGATGCAAGCACCTGTCTAAAAGCAGCCTCTACGCGGAATGGAGAATCACCTTTGATACCAATAGCTTTTGCTAAAAGGTCCGCATTTGCAAAACTGAATCCTTTAACGCTTCGAGTCATTAAATAAGGATTTTCATTGATAACATCAAGTGTTTCGTCCTCATATTTCTTAATGAGTTTAGTAGCCATAGGGAGCGTCAAGCCGTAGCTAACGATTTTAGCTATTGTTTGTTGATTTTGATAGTCACTTTTCAACGTTTGGATAAAGGCTTCTCGAACCCTTTGTGTCAATCCAGAAATAGTAGCTAATTTACTTGGGTCTTCTAAAATCTTATCAATTGGGTCATCACCATAAATCTCAATAATCTTCATAGCTTTTTTAGGACCAATTCCTTTGAATTGATCACTCGCAAAGTAAGAAATTAGATTCTCCCCTTCTAGCTTATCTAATTCATAAAAAGAAACTTTTAATTGTTCTCCACGTTTACCACTTTGAACGATTTCTCCTTTAAAAACATAAGAACTATCTTCTTGTAGGTCTACCATATTGCCAGTAACAACAATAGTATCCCCTTTATAAGCAGAGTCTGTTTCTTTTATTTCAATACTAGCAATATAATACATGTTATCAGGGTTATGAAAGATAATCTTTTCAACAACCCCTTTAAAATACACTTCAGTCATATTTTTCCTTTTTTTAGTAATCTAAAACAAATTCTTCAGGATGTTCTTTAGCAGCCTGAACAATTTTCTTCACATCATTTGCGTACAAGCCAGAATTGTGGATTCCATTTAATTCAACAACAACTGGTCTTTCATGTTTACAGTCAAAGCCAATATCTAAAACGTAAGTTTGCGAACGAAGACTTTTTCCATTTTTTAACAATTTAACGACTTCTTTCGCTTTTTCTTCTAAAGTCTTTTTCATAGATTCGCTTATATAATCATCGGTCACTTCATGAAGAGGAGTATAAAACCATTTCGTTCTACTACTACTCACAATCTCTCCCCCAACAACGAAAAATCGAGTTTCATCTACTAGATTTAATCCTTCTTGGACGGTTAATTGGTTTAAATGTTGAGACTCAATCATAAAAGGATCGTCAAAGAACCATTCTTTTACATCCTCTAAAGTTCTTAGGCGCGTGACAGAGTAAAGTTTCCCTTCACCCAACCACTTCAAAAAGATAGAATCGTGTTTTTCCAACATTTTGCGAGATACTTCCACAATATCGTCATAATCAGGTTTTGCAAGTTGGATTTCACGTCCCAAACTTTCTTTCAATTCTGGGAACACGAGGTCGTTATTCATGTTTTTGTTTTTCTCGTGACGTTTTAACTCCCCAGACAGTCCTGGGATTCTTCCAATATAAGGTAAATCTTTGATTTCGTCTGGAATATCCGACAAGGCTTTTCTGCCAACATGGATATAAACATTAGAAAATTGAGCTAATGTTTCTTTTAAAAGAAGAGCATCTTCAATCCATTCTTCAACAGCATCCACTTTAAGAGACGTTTCTGAGTTTTTAAAAAAAGAATCCCAGAAATCAGCTAACTCTTGAACTTTAGACAAAAGGGTTGCATTGTTATAAAAACGCCCTTTCAAAATAGCGTTATTTGGTCTAAAAACATCATTCACTCCAAAAATACAATCATATTCGGATAAAGGAAGTTTATTTTCCACCAAAATTTCTACTTTCAATTCATCTTTTTTCAAAAAACCTAACTCTTCCAAAAATGAATCTTTTTCCATGTTTTTCATTCCGTTCTTTTTTTATTTTTATTTATAATAGGATTATACCATAAAAACATAAAAAAGTCAATCTAATTCCAGTATAAATAAGCAACGCAACAAGTTTTTTGAAGATAATATTAAAAATATTTTTGTATAAAAAAGTGGACAAAATAAGAAAAATATGTTAGAATTATATTATAAAACTAACAAAACAAAAAAGGAGATTTTACTCACAAATGTTTAAACCACTTAAATTTGTTACACTGGTTTCTACCTTTACAATTCTTGGCTTGTTGTTGCTAAAAAGCTTAGGTTTAATCAGTCTATCTACATTCACATTTGGATTTTCCCTTTTAGGACAATTCCTATTCTTATCTATGGTTGTTTCTTGTCTAGCTTTTATCGGCTTTGGATTTTTAATCTTGCAACCATTTAGCTCAAAAAAGTAAAAGGACGGTAAAAACAAAAAAATGACTCAAAACCAACCAAAAACTCAAATCATCCGCAAAGATGGAAAAGACTGTTTAGTAGAAGTAAACACACAAGCCTTTTCAATCGGAAAAGTTCAATTTGTATTTGCTAAATATAATCCAAACAACCCAAAAGGCAGTCGTACAACTGACAGGATCACCATCTTTTTAAGTTTCTCAGCAGCCTTAGAGTTTGCTCAATCTATTCTTGATGGTCGCCTATCTAAACAATTGGTTGAAGCCAATGCTAAATTCCAGCAGACTAAAAAACCTTGGGATAAGAATGTTTCTATCTCTATGGGAGGAACAGCAAATCCTAAAAACCGAACTGATGGAAAAGCTGAATCAAGAACCTTGAGCGCCCAACTAGGTACAAATAATCCGATTGCTCTAATTGCATCAAGCGGACCTGGAACGGTAAACGATAAGGGATTGATTGTCCCAGAAAAACCTGAACACTCTGTATTTATCACTTTGTCTGCAAGTGACATTCGTGAAATGGCGTTGATGATTAAAACACACGTTGAAGCTTACATTCACATGGAGCATGTACGAAAAATGTGGGCTTATGAAGTTGTAAATCAGCAAAATCAACAGCAGGGACAAGGAAATTATAATCAACCAGCCCCTCAACAAGCTCAACAAGCTTCACAAGGGTATCAGCAACAAGGACAACACCAGCAACCAAACTATCAAAACCAAACTGCTGCTTCTGCACAACAAGCTCCTAATCAAAGTTACCAACAAGGGTATCAGCAACAGGCACAAGGCTATCAAGGACAACAAGTTCCGTTCCCTGACCCTTCGACTGACAATTTACCTTTCTAAAGTAAAAAAAGAAAAGACGTTTAAAACGTCTTTTTTTTATGTGCTATAAATTGTGAGTCAGAACGCTTTGTAAAATTTCGCCTGCTTTTAATCTCATGCGTAGCTCTTCTAGAGTTTCGTGAATAGAATGAATAGATGAATGAACAACATTGTTTTTGACAGGGTACATAAATTTAACAATTTCTTGTTCACGATTTTTAAACTTCACTTCAATGGTACTTTCTGTTCGTTCCTTTGAGTAAATAGTTACTGCAATATCCTCTGTTTTTAAAGCTACTGTAAGCCTTGCTAGAACAAACGAACTTTCTAACTCTTTTTCCTGTTTTGAGTTAATCAAGTTGCTCTCCTTTATAAATCTTCATAATTGTTTGTACTACAATGTTTGATTTCTCTGACATCTTCTGCCAAACATTATAGAGAACAGAATCTAGTGCAGATAAATCATCTGCATTTAGCTCTTTTTTGTGTTCCCACAAGAAATCGGATAACTCCGTGGCATAGTCGTGAATGAATTGCCACCTAGCAAACCTAGCTTGTTCCAACTCAGAAGTTTCAATATTACAACAATCATGCTCTAAACCATGAACTACATCATTTAGCTCAGAATACCTCTGATTGTTCTTTGCGATCATTTTCTTTAATTCTTCGTACATCATTTCTCCTTTCTATTCAAGTCTGATATAAGAATCAGCTTCCTGGTAGGTGTTTTCGCATCCATCTAAGAAGCGAGTAATCTCAGCTCTAAACATTCCAGTGTATGATTTGGCATATCTAGGACAAACAAGAAACAGTCGTTTCTCAGCCCTAGTAATAGCAACATAGAAACAACGAAGTTCTTCTTGAATATCCTCGTCACTATTATCAACTTCTTCCCATACAGATACTTGAGGGAACAATCCGTCAACACATCCTAAAATGAAAACTGTGTTAAACTCAAGACCTTTAGCAGAATGAATCGTAGTAAGAACTACTTTTTTACCACCTTTATCATCCTCAACTCGTGCTTGCTCTAGAATGAGAGCATCTAAAAATTCAGTAATCGAATTGTATTGTTGAGCAATTAAGGACAACTGTTGAATATTAGCTTTTTCATTTTCTAATTTCTCGTATTCTTCAGTTCTATTCGCTTCATCAGTCTTCATTAGTTTAATAGCCCTAGCACGAGTATCTGCATAAAAAGATTCAAATAAACTAAATTTCGTTTCTACATCTTCATTTTCAATTGTTTTAGCAATTTTAAAAACTTGATGCAAACGTTGTAACTCTTCTGCGAATTTAAACCCAGTATATTTATTGTTAATAATTGGATTATCTACAATTCCTAATAACCCACAAATATTAGAGGCATAGGTATCTCCAATTCCATGATGGAGGCGCAACAAACGAAATAAGGAAATTTCGTCCATAGGGTTTGATGCAAAGCGGAAGTAGGCAATCATATCTAAAATTTCTTTTAGTTCTAAGAATTTTTGTCCGCCTCGTTTTTCATAAGCGACTTGATGTTGATTTAATAAGTGTTCTACTCCAAACAATTCTCTTGATTTACGAGCGATTACACAAATTCTATCTGCTGGAACATCCATTGAAATTAGGTCTAAAATTCCAGTCACAACTTCAGCATCACCCTCTTCATTTGTTTGGGGGCGAATGACAACTGGTTTATATCCAGTGCTGAATTGCCCATTCATTTTTTTGGAGAATCCTTCTGTCGCAAAGTTTTCGTAGGAAAGATTTGCGAGTGCAAGAATTTCTTTAGAAGAGCGATAATTCTCTGTCAAATCAACTTCTTTACAACTATCAAAAAGGTTTGGGAAGTTGATAATATTTTGAACGTTAGCCCCACGGAACTTATAAATAGATTGAGCATCATCTCCTACAACCGCAATGTTATCGCAATCTTTCCTTAGAAGTTGCAAAATTTTAGATTGTAGATTGTTAGTATCTTGATACTCATCCACCATGATATAACGGTAAGTTTCCTCAATCCTTTTGCGGACAGGCTCACACTCATCTAACAATTGATACAGACGAAGCATTAAATCATCATAATCAAGAAGCCCTTTTTCGAATTTGTATAGCTTATATTCTTCATATAAATCTTCGATTAAGTCCTGATAGCCTTGATATTTCAAATATCCTTTTTTATTCAACACTTCTCCAATAGAAATATCTAAGTTGATAGATGCAGAAAAAATCGCTGAAAGTTTCTTGTTATTTGGAAAACCTTTGATGTTATATTTGTTTTTAGCTAAACTTTTTGTAAAACCAATCGCATCGGTTGCTTGTGATGGTGTTAAAATGTCAAAGTTATTTCTGAGCTTAATAGCTTCTCCGTAGCGACGTAGCATTAAAGCACAAAAAGAGTGATAAGTACAAGCTGTTACGCCTCTAGCTTTTTCTCCACAATACTTCTTAACTCGCTCAAGCATCTCATCTGCTGCTTTATTTGTAAAAGTAAGAAGCAAGATTTGTTGAGGTTCAACTCCTTGGTCAACCATATAAGCAACACGAGAAGTCATTGTATGGGTTTTCCCTGCCCCTGCCCCTGCCAAAACAAGCATTGGACCTTCGAGAGTTGTTGCTGCCTCTTTTTGCCCTGGATTTAATTTGCTTAAAATTCCGTCACTCATACTTATGCTCCCTGATGTGTTTCTTCTTTTGCACCTGATTGTAAAAGATTTTGGATGTACTCTTCAGGAGTGTTTTGGATCAGTTCAGCTAATTTATTCGTTTTAAAATATTCTAAATTAACAGCTTTTTGAACGTCCAGTGCAGAAAAATCGTAAGTGCTTGTGATGACATACTCATTTGGGGACGTTAATTTAATATCAATAGTAAATCCACTAAGACCTGAGACTTCTTTGACATCGTTCGATTCAAGAAAAGAGTTTTTAAGTAATTTGTTGGATTCTTCTAAACCAACTTCTTCTACTGCACTTTTAAGTCCTTCACTTGTAGGAATCGTGTTTTCAACTACTAGCTTTAAAAAACTAGAGCCTTTATAAGTCACGATTTGCTTTTGAGAAACATTATTCTCATCTTTTTCAAAAGCAAAAGTTCTTGTAAAAACTTCATTTTCTTTCGCTTTTTCTAAGACATCTTTATTTTCTTTTTGGAATTGTTCAATTTTTTTAGACACTTCCTCTTGGGAAACTTGTTCTTTTTTAGAACAAGCTCCTAAAAGAAATGCTGAACAGAGGAGAGTTGCTACCAACATATTTTTTTTCATATTTACACCTATTTACTTTCTTCAATTTTATAATTTTCGCTAGAATCAGAAATTTCTTCTAATTGTTTTAAAAACGGCAAAGGAGCTTTTTTCAACTTTCCTTGAGGCACGCAATGAGACAAGGAAGACTCAGATGCACGAGCCATATCAATCAGCCAAAAATCATTTCCATTTTGCATAATATCAATAGACCATTGTCCTTGGAGCTTGCAATCTGGAAGCAGCTTTTTCACCTCAGACAAAACTTTTTCTTTGTTGTCTTCATATCGCTTGGCTAAAACATCCTCATGAGCCGTGTAGATTACATAATCATGATGCTTTTGAGAAGGAGCTGAAGAGCCAACATCAAGGAAATTTTCTTTCATAATGTCAGCATCCCAATAAGGATTGATTCCGATAATTTCATTTGTATCAAAATCAACAAAGACTCGATACTCCGTATGAAGAGGTAAACCATTATAGATAGTTGGGTTATTTTCTACATCATCAACAAACTCACGAACTACCCACTCGTTGTTACTAGAAACCCCATACATACAAACATTATTCAAAGGAGAAGCCATTTGCGAAGCTTGATGCTGAATATACCAAAGGTAAGAGCCTAATTCTTTCACTTCTTGACCAGCAGTCACTTTTGCATTTCTAAAATCAAATTTAGAAGAAAACGTCCCAGTTTTAATGAAATAGTCTTTAGTATCATCTAGTTCAAAGACTTTGTGGATGTATCTATTGATAATTTCAATAGTAACTGGAGACAAACTTTGGTATTCAAATACGCGAGTGCTTTGAAGCAAAGTCATAGGAACTCTCAAAATTTTAGTTTTAGGAATTTTGAAAAAGCCTTTTTCTTTAGCCACTTTAGCAATCTCAGGAAGCCACTTAGACATTGAATTAGGGTCATAACTTAGCATTTCATAAGCCAAGTAATCTAAATCAAGAATATCCAATCCTTGTCTAAACAAATGATAAAATTGTATATTCCCTGTTTCTAAATACTTTCGATAAGTTTCTAACAAAGTATCACTAGAAGAAGCATCTACATCAACCTTACACAAATACCCAGTCAACTGAATATCCCCAAGTTTCGACAATTCTTTCGCATCAGATAATTGATAATGCTGAACAGGATGTGGTAGTTTTAAAACTCCCTCTTTTTCAGAATCCCAAACTTGAGACTGAGACAGCAACTCATCAACGATGGAATTAACAACTTTATCCAATTCTTTAGATACTTCTAAAAATTTAGGCTGAGTTTCAATTGTTTTTGCCGCATTTTGTTGGAACAAGTTTTTACTTTCATCCGTTTTTTCATATTCTTCATAAACACTTTGAAAAACTTCAATTTGTTCAGGGTTGTTCTTCAAAAGCTCCGCAATAATATCTAGCTGTTTTTTTGAGAAACTTTTCTTTACCATCAAATCAGCAAAGTTAGATTTACCCTCAAACAATCCATTTAAAAAAGGTAGTTTCATTTTTTCTCCTTTTATTTTTATTTTTAACTTGACTTTATTATACCATATATGGTAAAATATGTCAAGACGAAGCCTTGCTATAAAAGCATTTGTAGACATTTTTATATTTTTGAAAAGAAAGGATTTTTTATAAAATGCCACATAAAGAAAAACATCTAAAGACACTAGTCCGAAAAATGTTAAAAATAGACATTCATCATCCTGAACGAGTTAATTCTATTAACCGACAAATCAACCACGTTGCATGGAAAGAATTGAGGTTGTTACCCGATAATTCTAAAACGGCTCATCAAAAACTAATCAATCTAACAGATGAGATCGCAATTTTGGCAGAAAGTGCTATCAAAAGTAGTCCTTTGGCAAGGGTGCGTGTTAGTATGCAATTTAGTAAAAAACAAGAAGAACTAGAGAGCTTATATAAACAAATGTTCAAAAAATAAAAAAGAGCTAAAATAGCTCTTTTTCTTATTTTACAGCAGATGTTTTTGGAAGCTGTTTATTTTGAGGTTTTTCACCTTTATTTTTTTCAGCTTCTTTTTTAACTTCTTCTTTTTTAACTTCTTTCTTTACTTCTTTTTCGGCTTTATCAAGATAAGCATCTTCTTTAGCCTTTTCTTCTGCTCCAGTAGGTGTGTCGATTTCTTTTTTAACGTAATTTTCGTCAATTACCTTTCCTTTTTCATCTTTCACAACTTCAGCAACATCTTGTTTAGGCTCTGCTTTCTTTGCATTTGCTTCGTTAGCAGCAGCTTCCCATGCGTCACTATGAGCAGCCTCAGTCTTTGCATCTGGCTCATTTGCAGAAACAACAGTGTAAGTAACGACTCCAACAGTAAGAGCAGTGAGTGCTAAAACCCCAAATAATTTAACTTTTTTCATTGTAAAAAGTCCTTTCTTTATTTTCTAAATAACATTTTAACATTTTTACTATAAGAAGTCAAAAGGATAGATGGAATTTTTTACAAATTTACACGTTTCCATTCAGGTTTTTCAATCTTGTAAATGACTTCACCTCCACAAACAGCACCTTCGAAATAGGTATGTTTCTGAACAACACCAGTATATTCTTTTCCATGAATCTTCAAAGATACTTCTTCACCCACATTATGAGGCAATTTTTTCCCAATATAATCCGTTTGAACGATAACGTCTTTTGTTTCATCTGTATCAATCACTGTCATGACAAACTCCTTTTTTACTTTGATAATTGAATTTTACCAACATTTAGGGAAAAAATCAATAAAACTCCCAAAAAAACACTATATTTAGGATTTTTTTGTAAAAAAGTGTTGACAGGTATTATTTACTATGTTATAATCATCGTAAATAGCAAATAAAAAAACAAAAGTAAAGACCTATCCGACGAAAGGCACAGGATTCTGTGTCTGAATGAGGGAACTCGGCAAACATAGATTTGTCATATTGCTTTCATTGATTGCAATAAGGATTAACAATAACTAATTTTTGAACCGTAGGAACTACGGAGATAGCTTGGTCCACTTGTGTAACCTCTGGAGGCTAGTCACCTACCCTTTAAGTTAGCACATTACCCAAGAAGCTCCTCCCTCTTAACGAAGTGTAGGGAGGGTAGTTCACGAACTTTGGTTTAGGGAATACCTATTCATAAATTTTTGCTATTTATAGCCAGATGTAAAACTGGCTCTTGGATGAATAACAATCGGCACAGTAGTGTTTCAATAAATAATCCAATTATTCGTATTTGCCGAAGGTTGATAATGTGCATCAACCTGCCAAAACAGGACTGCCCTAACAGTACCGCTTCAGCACTAAAGTGGTCATGGGCTAAAAAAACGTATTAGTTGGCACTAATAGTGATGTCCGCCCTGTTAGCATCATATTTTACCCATTGAGGGCTTCTAGCTAATCTTCGGATTGGTTAGAACCCCTCTTTTAATTTTGTTTTTTTATTTTCTATTTTAAAAAATAGTAAATAAATCGCAAAGAAATAATAAAAAGTATTGACAAATAGAATTTTATATGATACAATAATCTTGTAAATAATAAAAAAGGAGGTTTGCTACATGGCAAACAAACAAGATTTAATCGCTAAAGTCGCTGAAAAGACTTCTCTCACTAAGAAAGACTCTGCTGCTGCTGTTGATGCAGTATTCGGAGCTGTTTCTGATTACCTTGCTCAAGGTGAAAAAGTTCAATTGATCGGTTTCGGTAACTTTGAAATCCGTGGACGTGCTGCTCGCAAAGGTCGCAACCCACAAACAGGTAAAGAGATCACTATCGCTGCTACTAAAGTCCCTGCATTTAAAGCTGGTAAAGCTTTGAAAGATGCTGTAAAATAATCATTAAAAAATAAAAATACACGATAATACATTACTTTAGCAGGAAGACTTTGGTTCATCAATGTTTTTCTGCTATTGTGTTCTGCTAGTTAAACGGACATAACAAATCTCTCCTAAAGATTAGTTGCAGGTTCGACTCCTGCGTGGAACATAGCAAACATGCTTTCTTTTTTCTACAAAGGTTTGCATAGGCGTGTTTGTGAAAGAAACTTTTTTCCAAATGCTTGCAAAACAAAGTGCCTATGGCAAGTGTTTGTTTGCGATTCTGAATAGAGTCGCGTCTCCTTAATGGTTGGGTTGGCACACAATACCAAACGTCAGATGATAAGATAAGTTGGAAGTAAGCATGTCCAATGCGAGGCACAGGTTCCCAACGACTGAAGAGTATTCTGTGTTTATGAAAGACTTATTTTGTAATCTAACGACAGAGAGCGCAAATTTTGCCTCTCTTTTTTTGTGCATAAAAACTAAAATTTTGATACAAAAAAAAGAGGAAGAACCTCTTTTTACATTTTGCTTAATGTTTTTCCAACCATTTCTTCACTTTGTATGGTTTCTTTACAATATAGTAAGCATCCAGCATTTTTTTCAACCATCGACGCTGATCTCCAAAAACTTTTAAATTCTGCTTTTGCGCTGCAACTTGGTATCTGCGTAACAACCACAGCTCGAACTTATCTCGTTCGTTAAACACCCTATTCACCCCTTGCGTCTTCACAATAGCGGTAAATTGGTCACTAGCATCACTTTCTGCAAGAGAATATTTGGGATGCCCACCATCAATAGTAACGCTTGTATGAACTCCATTTAAGATTTGTGAGACAAACATTTGATTTTCTAAGCCTTCTATTTGAGGATATTCGATTCGTTTGTTTCGCACCTTGATGTTATTACGCTTCTCTAATTCTAAAATACGTTGCACTCGTTTTTGGTCAAACTCTTTGTATTTAGAGAAGTCTTTTTTTGATTGAAAGTTTTTCTTGTTTTCAAATTTCTTCTTTTGTTGTTCCATGTCTTTAAAACTCCTCTTCTTCTAAATTAACAAGACATTTGGCAGTTTCAGGGTCATAAAATAATTCACCGTTGTGAGTATCTGCCCAAATTAAGTTAGTAATGTACTTAGACAAAGACATTCTTTTATCCCAGTCTTTTCGATGCTCAAACATTTTTTGTTCCATAGCATCAATAGCTTCTTCTGCGATCTTATATGTGCGAAGAGCCGTTGTGACACCAGGATTGTGAGCAGGTCTTCCTTTCCCCTTTTTAGCTTCAAGGATTTCTTTTTTAGGCTCAAGTTTTTCAATACTTTCTAATATAACTGGCGATTCGGCTTTTTCAATAGTTTTTTGTGATTCTTGAGACGCTTCACTGACCTCAACACTTACAAAATTTAATTTGTCCTTATCTTCTAGGTGCTTACTTCCATCATTCCTGTTGCCTCCGTAAGCACGGAATAAATTTGTTTTTGCCATGTTTCCCTCCTACTCACTCTCTAAAGCTTTTTTACAAGCAACGATTGCTAGTTTTGCATAAATCTCTTTTAGATTTTCAACAAAAGCTGTCATTTTCTTCTTTTCTTTTTCAGGAGTATTTTGATAATGCACAAAAATATTCTCCCCAACTAAACGACTTGCTTTCATTTCAACCTTATGTGGCACTAAACCTACATAACCATCCAAATCTTCAACTTCTTCAATAAAGTCTCGTGCGATTGTCTGCATTTGATTTCCGTTAAAAGGAATTAAATTCGGAAGAATCGCAATTTCCAAATCAGTGATGCTTTCCTTGCTTCTGAACGGAATAGTGTTTGGTTTTAAAGTGTTTTCTACAAGGTCAGAAAGAGCGTGAATAGCCTTGAAAGAATCTCCGTCAGGACTAACCACATTAACAACCAAGTGGCTACCTACCAACAGATTGCAAGTAACTTTGCTTTCATCATTGTGTGTATCAATGATGATAAAATCGTATTCTTTATCAAGAAATTCTTTTTCATAATCTAACCATCTTACAAATTCCATATAGTTGGTTGCTGCTTCAGCAATCTTAACACCTTCATCTGTAAAAGAAGGGCTTCCAACAATGACATCAATGTTTTCATTGTTAGTGTGGTAGATTTCGTATTTACCAGTTTTGAAGATGTCTGCAATCGTTAATTCTCCATTTACCCCAAAAGTGTCAGAAGAGTTGCATGAACGGTCTCCGTCTATAAAGAGAACTTTCTTTTTTAAGACATCTGCACAATATCCTGCAAAGTTGAAAGCGTGAGTTGACTTACCAGTTCCACCCTTATCAACATAAAAGCTAATTACTTTAATATAACTCTTGGATTTCTCTAAAAAATCCTTTAATTCCTCGATTTTTACATTCAACATTTTTATAATCCTTTCTGCTTATGGTATTTAACTATTTATATAAATATCTATTTATGTAAATACATAAATACCTAAATATGTTTAATGTACCTTTATAATACCACAGTTTTGTGTTTTTGTCAATGATTATTAACGTAAATATGTATTTATGTATTTA